CCAGACGCGGCACCCGTGGAGCAGTCGCCAGACGCGGCACCCGTGGAGCGGTAGCCAGACGCGGCACCCGTGGAGTAGTCGCCAGACGCGGCACCCGTGGAGTAGTAGCCAGACGCGGCACCCGTGGAGTAGTCGCCAGACGCGGCACCCGTGGAGCAGTCGCCAGACGCGGCACCCGTGGAGCGACTTCCAGACGCGGCACCCGTGGAGTAGTAGCCAGACGCGGCACCCGTGGAGTAGTCGCCAGACGCGAAAGCTTCTTTTGCTCCTGCCGTCTTTTCCTTGACACGCTTCATCACGGCTTCCACGCCGATTTTGAGCATATCGGTCAGATTCAGCTCTCCCTTCACGGTCATTTCGGTGCACGCAAGCTTGCTATCCTCGTCGGATTTGTCGACCTCGCCGCCGCACTCGACTTGGAAGAACCGCACGCCGTCGCTCACACGGTAATAGTGCAGTACATCAAATGGCATCTCGCAGGCGTGCATACCTGCATAGCAACAGTCCGCCTTATCCTCGTGGTAGGTCTTACCAACTTCATACTGCTTGCCGCGACACTTCATGTCCTTGTCCATGGCCTTGTAGGCAATAATTTTCTCGTCCATTTTTAACTCCTTTGTCAGAACGGCAAATCTTCATTTTCCTGAATCACGGAGAAGTCATCGTTCCCCCCCTGCGAGTAGCCAGAGCCAGACCCACCAGACAGGGTTTTCTTCGGCCTGACCTCATAATCGCCGGAGCGAATCTTGTCCACGCTGGTGAAGCGGTCAACGACAAGCTTTGTTTTGATGTTTCCATCGTTGCCCATGTACTCTTCCTCACGGAGAACAACGCCAACCAGCTTGCCACGCAGGGTCTTTTCATCGTTGGTGAACTTGTAGCCGGGATTAGACTGCTCCACAGCGGTGATAAAGCCCTTGAAGTACGGCAGCGCCTTTTCCTTGTAACTCTTGATAGTTTTTCCGCCCCATGCCCACTCGCCCGGATTCAGCTTGCCACGCTCGATAAGGGAGACGGTCTGCTCACGCCAGTAGCCCTTGAACTCGCCCTCTGCGACTTCCCACTCGATGTTCAGCCGCTCCTTTGCAGGCTCATCCGTTGCTTTGCAGATACCGGCAACATAGCCGCCAACAGGCAGGTCACGGCGTTCTGCGGCTTCCTGTACGTCATTCCAGTTGATGTTCTTCATCTGTTACTCTCCTTTGTTCTCCGGCTGAACCGGGATGTTGTAATACTCACGGATGGTCTTGTCTACGGCGGCGAGGTCGTTCTCGATCAGCGCATCGTTGAACATCCCCAGAGGGGTTTTCACGGTGTCCATCCCATCGTTGCGAGTGCTGAACAGGTATCTCCCATCCTGCACAACGGTTTTCAGAACGATGGTGAAGTACCCTTCCACGCAGACCTTCTCGTCCAGCAGCTTGCCGATGGTCTTAAACTTTTCGCCGCCATCGCCGTCACGTTCGCTGTGCCCAAAGAAGTAGACCACCACATCGTCCGGCAGTTCCTTCGCCCGCATCAGCAAGGCGTTGAAGTTGGCTGCCATGTCGGTAAACTTCTGGTATCCAGCGACCTTTGCATTCCGCATGAACTCGCCAGTCATAAGATAAGTGGCATCGTCAATGACGATGGACTTACGCTTGGTGCTATGGATTGCGGCATCAATCTTGCCGTAGTCGTTGGTGATATAGGTTTTCATGTTGCTGCGGAACGGCAGCGGCTTGCCAAGCACGTTGATAACCGCAACCTGTTCCGGGTCAAAGTTCCGAAGCGAAGCGGATTTACCGCTACCGGAGTGACCGTAGACCATTACTAATACTGCCATTTTCTTTCCTTTCTTTGGCCTCATTAGGCTTCATTGTTCTTACTTTGGCTTAACATGGCTGCACAAAATCAACCAGCCATCAGTTCTGCCAACTGCGCACGGAGGTCTTTCAGCTCCGCTTCCCTGTCCTCGATTTCACACTGCAAGTTCTCAATCTCTGCCAGCCGGTCAGCTTCTTTGGCTTCTGCTTCCTGCTCACGGGTTAGGAAATACACGCCGTCCTCCGGCTCTGTCACGCCGCCGAATCTGTCAAGGCTAATCATCTTTTGGTCTCCCCCTCTTGCGTTCCTCTTTGATTTGTAGTGCACTGTACCACTGGTCTTTGTCAATTTCGATGGTAGACCACCGATGGTTACAGACAAGGCACTTTTTTCTGCGAACAATGCTGTCATGGTCTGACCGGCTGTCAACCGTTGTGATGTTGTCACTACCGCACATCGGGCATTTCATTGCGCATCCCTCCACTCGCTGGTGTGGTGGGCAACACGCTTGATTTTGCGGCATTCTTGCTCGCTGCGTTCGTCCTCTTCTGCGCTGACTGCCAGTGCACACAGAACGATAGCCGTTGCAAGAAGCTCACAGGATACGATCACACAGACAAGCATCTGCGCTGTGGTCTGACATCCTTGAATCGCATCACCGCAGCCAACTGCCGCAATTGCCGCGACAAGACCGAGCATGGAAAGCGCCATTCCTTTCAAAGTTTTCATTGGTTCTCCTTTTTGCTTCCAAAACTTAAAATCCAACCAGTTGCCATTACGACAGCTGCCACGATGATCCACCATGTGCTTTTTGCGCCGACCAGCAATTCAACGAGGTGCACAAGCCACAGGTTCAAAAGGAATGCTGCCAACACTACTGCGAGAGCAGCACTCCACATCAAAATAATTTCTACAAGTACTTTCATTTCTATCCCCTTTCCATGCCATAGCTGGTCTATGCAATTCCTTCGCTACGTTCTGCGCTGCATTTCCTTTGCTTATCAATTCCACTCATTGCATCTCTTAGCCTTAGCGATGCGCTGTTTCTCAACGCCTTTGCTTTACGTTGCGTTTCTTCGCTGTGCCATTGCATTGCCTATCAGCTCCATGCTTTGCCTTTGCTTATCAAAGCTACGCCTTGCATCCATAGCCTTTGCTACGCCGCTCATGTCGGTTCCGTGCAATTCCATTGCTCGTCTGAGCCTTGCTTCGCCATGCCTTTGCAGGTCTCGTCAAATCAGCGTATCGCCTTTGCTAATCCTATCGTGGCGTTACCTTGCCGTAGCGGTTAATTGAGGATTTCGTAGGTATAGCGCCCTTTGCCACTGTTTCTCCACTGGCCGATACCGCGCAGAGCACCGTAGTCCAGCCACTCACGCACGACCTTCTCGTGAGAATCGTCCAGAAGAACGATTTCAAACTCGCAGGTCGAACCAGCGGGAATCTGCTCACTGTTGGCAAGGCTTACACGTTCTCCCTGCGCGGTCTGGGCGCGGAGAGGGCGCTGGCACTCGGTAATCTCACCGTTCACATGAATGGGAATCATGCGGGGCTGGACGAAAATCAGGCCGTCAATGACTTTCTTGTACGCCGTCAGCTTGCCGCTCTCGTTCACGGCCTTCTTCTTGCCAGTCTCGGTCTTGCCACCGATACGACCCAGCATACCACAGGAATCCTTGAAGAAGCCCTTGACCTGATAATCGTACAGAATCGGCTGTCCTTCCTCGTTCCGAGGGAAAACCGTCATGCCCTTGTCTGCTACAGCATCCGCACCCAGAGCGGCAACTTCATCCTCGATTGTGGCAGCATCCGGAGACTTGGATGCAATGAACTCACGGGCCACGTTCTGGTTTGCGGGCCATGTGCCGAGAACTGCTTCGATGAATGTGATTTTTACTTTGATCGTTTTCATTTTTGTTCACTCTTTCTTTCTCAATGTGTTTCAGTCTCGATGGTTCACGTTCTTTCCAACGTTTCTCCCACGGACTGGCTTTGTTGAAGTTCTTGATTGCTTTCTTCATCGTCCATTGCCATCCGCTTGCATCGGATGATTATCTTGCGTTGGATGTGTTCCAGCCGCTCTTTCTCCCGGCTGTGCCATCGGATTTCTCGTTTGCCGTAGTACTTACCGTTCATAGGTCAGCTCCCCTGTTGCAAGCATCTGTGACACCTCGCCGTAGTGCTTTCCCAGTTTGTCCGCAAGGGCTTGTACTTCTCCGATGGACGGAAACGTCTTTTCCAGTTTGTACGCTGCCTTTTTGCGCTTCCTGTCACGCTCTCTGTCAACCTTGCGCTTGCATTCTGAACAGTACTTTCTTGTCGGTCTGACCACGCCAAGATACAGGCCGCAACACTCACAGTACTTAATCTCCATCCACTTCACTTGCCTTTCTTAAGGCTCTTTCATTGTGTTCAGAAAAACACTGGTCAAGAAACTGGATGAACTTTGCGATTTTCTCTGCATCTTCCGGTGTGCAACCATTTTCCACAAAGCGCCTTGTCGTCTGCTCACGCTTGAAATCCGAGTAGGTCTTGGCCGCAGCGTCAATGGCAAACTTGGCTTCTTCCGGGTATTCAAGGTCTACCTTTAAGGTGATAATCTGCTCCATGTTCAGTCCTCCTTCTGCTCGATTTCAAGAATCTTGCAGATGCTCTGGATAATCTTCTCCGGCTTTCGCTCGCCACGAAGAATCTTGTAGAGGTACGAATCATCAAGGAACAATCCAGTATCGCTTTGAACCGCCTGAATCAGTTCCGTTTGCTTCATACCTCGCTGCAACAGCTTCATCTTCACTTCCAGCTCAAAGCCAGAACGGAAGTTTTCTTTCAAAATTCCACCTCCATTTGCTAAAATCTATTGACAAGTACGGAAAACTGTACTAATATAAGGGTGTAGAGAGCTTATATTGTACAGCGTTCTGTACTGCCTATGTCTGTATTATAGTACAGGCTTCTGTACAAGTCAACTCTTTTGTACAAAATTCTGTGCATTTGTATACTTGCACAAATATGGGAGCATTCTTATGTCGGACTTGTACAGCAACATCCATGCACTTTGCGAAAAAGAGGGCATCAAAGACGGAACCCTTTGCAGCAACATTGGGATTCGCCGCAGCTTTCTTTCTGAATTGAAAGCTGGAAGAACCAAAAGCCTGTCCACAGAGGTTCTTTCTAAGATTGCAGCTTATTTCAATGTATCAGTAGACTATCTTCTTACTGGCAACCAAAAAGAAAACCCGCCCCAACAGCCGCAAAGCGAAGTCGATGCAGCAGTGGAGCGGATTAGAAGAAAACTTGAATCTATGCCGAAGGAGCAGCGTGAAGCTCTGATGAACCTGATCGAGAAGATGTGACGTTCATGCCCGGTAAAATAAAAGAATCCCTTGTGCCGGGCTGGTGTAGCTCTGCGCAAGGGATTTTCTGTTATTCCAGGTCTAGTGCTTGTTCAGCTGCCGGAATCTTCTCAGGATGTTCCAGCAGCCATGCAATAAATCGGTCAATCTTGGCTCTTTCCTGTTCACTCATTGTGGCATATCCTCCCGATCGGTAAGTACGGACGTTCATTTGATATGATTATACATCTTTCAGTTGTGTAGTCAATACTATTTTAACAACTTCGTAAAAATTGAACGTTTTCTTCGCATCCATTACTTCACATCGGGGAAGCCACGAGTGTTTAAGTCAAAAGGGACAACGCCTATCCATCTTTCCTCCAATCACAGCTCTACGAGCTGTCCGTCAATGCGTTCGATACTGTCTGCTGGGTCACGTCCATCGTCTAAGGCGGCTACGGCACGTTCCAGGATGCCTTTTGCTTCGAGGTAAGCATCTTTATCAGCTTCGTACCCAGAAAGGCTCAGTACAAGCTCCAGCGTCCGTCTGCGGGCATATGGAATAATCAGAGTATCTACGGTTCGTTTCATTAGCTTTCCTCCCACGGTTCAGGTGTGTGCGGTTGCCCATCGGGAACGCTTGCAGGCATTCCGTCGATGATCGGCATACGTTCATGGTTCCAGATTACAGTTTCTTTCATTTTTGTTCCACTCCTCTTTGGAATTTTTTGACAATACAGTTATAACACAGGCTGCTGTTGGTTCTCCATAGCAGCTTTTTCCATTTTTTGGCTTGTCGAATCCAGCAGTTTTGCCGGATTTTGTTGAAAGGGTGAGAATTTGTGGATGAATATTTAGTAAGAACAGCCAAAGCATTGGAGATAGCTCGAATGCGTTCCGGCTTGAGCCAGCAGAAGTTGGCAGCACGGATGGGCGTGAATCGTGGCACGATTGCCAACTGGGAGCAAGGTCTGGCAGCCATTTCCCTGCCGATGGCTATGCGCTGGTTCACCTGCTGCGGCGTATCGGTGGCTCGATACATGGACGCTTGCATTCATCCGGGACTGCTGGAGCATCTGGAAGATGGCCTTTCCGATTTGGAGAAACGGAAGGTTCTCATAGATGCTATGATGGAGTGTTCCTCCTACGAAATAGATGCCCTGTTATACATCCGGTACGGAGATCACGGCTCAGACCACATCGGCGTGCTGACGGAGATTCTGGCAAACCTCCACACGCCGTTGAAGGACAGGGTCGCTGTTTGCCGGATGGTGTCTGGTAGCTATAAGATGGCGCAGGCTACCGGAACAGACTCAGACCCGAACGGAACCGCCCCAAAGATGGAGATTCTCTATCAGGCACAGGACGCTGGAACGGAAGCGGCCATGAAGTCCAATGATTCCTATACCGTGAATCCAAATAACATAAGTGGCTGATTGTCGAATTATCGCAGTTTTTGAAGAACATTTTGTCCACGTTCATCCACTTTTTGTACACCTATCGGGTAAATTCACCTTGTCAATCCGTCCCCCATAGTCTGTAAATCGGCAATATTTGCGCGGAATAAATAACGAATTATCGTCAATCTATTACCTGTGATTGGTTGGCTTGTCAATCCGTCCCCCATAACATTGACTTAAAATTTTTTCATCCACTTTTTGTACACGTTAGATAAGGCTAATCGTTACTGGAAGGGCATTATTCAGCAAATGGAAGGTTGAGTTATCCACAAGCTAGAATGGAAAAATAAAGAAATTGTTGAAAATTATCGTCATCGACTATTTAACGATGATATTTAACCTCTTGTTTATTTCTTGTTTAATATATAATATGTAGATGGGGGACGAAATGACAAAGCATGGGGGACGTTTTGACAAGTCATGGGGGACGAAATGACGAGGACATGGGGGACAAAAAGACAAGCCACGGGGGACGAAAATAGTTGACACGTCCCCCCTACTTGTGATATACTGTTTTCAGACCATTAAAGGAAGTGAGCAGATGCCAAAAATATCAGACAATAACCTTGTCGAGAAAAGCAAATCCCTTGTTTGGGCGAAATTTAGGGATTACACCGCAGGAGAACTTCGGTTGTTGGAGGTTTACTTATCGAGAATAAATCCGAGAGACCCAAGCAGCAGCCGTGTGGAGTTCACTCTTGCAGAATATAGAGAACTACTTGGTTTGAAAAGCCTTGATGCACGAAGGATTGAGCCGCAGATTAAGCACTTTTTAGGGAATACGGTTTCGATTCCTATTGACAAGGAAAAGGGCACGTTTGAAAGCTTTGTCCTATTCACAAGGGCAAAACTGGACTATGTGCCAGAAACAAGGTCTTATGTCGTGGCAATCACCTGTAACCCTGATCTTCGCCCTATCTTCTTTGACATTGCAGAAAGCGGGTACGTTCGGTATCGTCTACGCTACACATCACGGATGAAATCACAGTACAGCATCCTGCTTTATTCGATTCTTCGGGATTGGATGAACATGGACAACAAGCCGCATGAAATCAGCCTGAAAAAACTGAGAGAGCAGCTCGGTGCGATGGAAGCCAGCTACGACGTTTACAAGAACCTTCGTAAGCGAGTGCTTGACGTTGCGGTGGACGAAATCAATGCCATGTCTGACATTGTTGTGACCTACGAACCAGTTCTTGTGGCACGAAAGGCTGTGGCAGTCAAGTTTAAGCCCAAAATTAAAGCGTCTGAGACGTTGATTGAAGCTCAGGCAAGCGAAGTGTTGACTGAACCTCAAAAAGCTGCCAGAAAGCCTCGCAGAAGCGGATACGAGGATTTCGACTGGTCTGTGTGTGATGAATTGGAAAAACAGGACTGTATTGACGTGGCAAAAGTGGTTGAGAAGTGGATGAAGAAAGAGCATCCCGAAATCAAGCTGCCAAGACGCAGAGAAGCGGTTTATGACACGGTAAAGGCTGCGTATAATGACATTTTGTCTTTGGACAGGTCTCCGTTCCCGGACAGACCTGTTGGCTATCTGATTAGGAGCGTGGACAAGGCAGGTATCGTAGACAGGTATATGCCAGCGTTCTATTCCATTGAAGCGTTGCAAAAGTAGTCAGAAGCACATTGAGCAGATGATGCAGAAAGGAGAAAACGATGAACAAGGTTTATGTGGTTTTTGCGGGATGTATGGATGATTTATCTATAGAGGGTGTATTTTCTTCCGAAGAAAAAGCAAAAGCATATATTTCTGAAATGATGAAAGACGCATATCAAGCAAGCACGAAACCCTATTTTGAAGAATGGGATGTGCAATAAAGAAAGAGTGATAAAATGGAAAAAGTTCCACACTCCGTTCTGAATAAAGCAGAACTTGACCTTGAAAAGAAGTTTGATTATCAATTCCGATTCAATCATCACGGAAATCTGGCTTCCGTAAGTGTTTCGCCGCAGAGAAGCTACAGCCAGCTAACACCAGACGAAGCGATTGAAGCCGGGAAAACCTTAATCGAAGCCGGTAAAGCGGCGAAAGAGTTTATTTATAACGGTTACTTTATAGATTGGGGAGAATAAAAATGGCAAAAATCATAGCTGTCGCCAACCAAAAGGGCGGCACAGGAAAGACTACCACAAGCACCTGTCTGGCTGGTGCGTTGCAGTTGCTTGGCAAGAAGGTGTTGCTGGTGGACTGTGATGCACAGTGCAACGCAACGGACACCTACGGTGCGCAGACAGAGGACGTGTGTACTCTGTTCGATGTGATGACAAGACAGGGCACGGTGGAGGAAGGAATCCAGCACTGTGAAGCCGGTGACATTCTGCCGTCAGACAGTGCATTGAAGGACATTGACGAGCAGCTTGTCCGGGACATGGGTAAAAACTTCCGACTACGAGAAGCCCTTGAGAGCGTGTCTGAACAGTACGATTACATTGTTTTGGACACTCCCCCGCAGCTTGGGCTTGCGCTTGTAAATGCACTGATCGCCGCCAACAGCATCATCGTGCCAATCACGGCAGACCGCTATGCGCTTGCCGGATTGAGCCAGCTTTCGCAGACCATTGGCGACGTTCGCAGATACTTCAACCCAGCACTAAAGATTGAAGGGTTGCTTCTGAACCAGTACAAGAGCCGTGAGAACCTGTCCAAAGAGGTTGTAGAGCAGCTTCCTGTGATTGCAGAAAGCATGGGAACAAGGCTTTTGGACGTGAAGATTAGGCCGTCTATGGGTGTTCGTAAGGCGCAAGCGGAACGACACAGCCTGTTTAGTGGCGACACGGCAAAGAGCACCAGCGCAGAGGATTACAGGGCGTTGGCACAGTATCTTGTCGGAGGTGAAGGCTGATGAAGGCGACCAGCAAAAAAACATCCGGCTTGTTGGGCGGGTTTGACTTCCAGCCTGTTTTTTCGGAACAGACATTAAGCCGAAGTGAGCCAAAGCAAGAAGAAGTAAGCCAAACAAAGCCGAATACTGCCAAACAGGCACCGATTAAGCCCAGTGAAGTCACAGACAGCCATACGCAGCCGAGTGAAGCAGAGTTAAGCGATATTAAGCCGAAGCAAGCCAAAGACAGCGAAAGACAGCCAAATGACGCCGTGTTAGGCGAAGGTAAGCCGAAGAAGCTGAAACAGGCAAAAGAAGTGCAACACTTGATTGAACAGGGCAATGTACCCTGCGCACTAGCCAAAGCTGGCTTGACAAAGAAAAAAATCCCGATGCCGGAATCGCATCAGGGCGTTGCAAGCGGTGATGGCAAGCGGTCTAAACGCATTACCATTCTTATGAGCGAGGAAGAACGCAAGTACATCAACCGTGAAGCAAGACGGCACGGAATGACCATCGGACAGTTCGTGTACGCTTTGGCTGCTGCTGCGGCAGATGGGAAGATTGAGCTGGAGGATTTTCTTGAAGATTGAACAGCAAATAAAAAACACGCATTTTATAACGAATTGACGTTAAAATGCGTGTCGTTTTCGTGCTATTGACATTCATGCTAGCAAGTGTTATACTATTATTGCTAGCCAACAAAGGAGGGATTGAGTTGGCTAAAAGTAGCGCAGAGTATTATCGAAAGCGTCGTGAAACCATCGGTCAGTTCAGTGTTCCAATTCCGAGAGAAAAGCTCGATGCTTTAACGGCAAAGTTAAAGGAACAAGGAAAAACAAAGACCAAATGGCTTAACGAGATGATAGATAAAGAACTTGAGCAATAAAGAAATCCCCTAACGCTGTTGCAACTTGGCGGGAGCATAGCGCAAGGGGATTATTCCACAAACTCACAAGAGCCGTAAATCTATTATACTACTCCTCTTTGGGTTTTACAAACAATTTTAAGGAGTAGTTATGTCTGATTACAACAACCGTATCAGTAAAGAAGAAATGATTGGCAAGTTTGCTCTCAGTAGCAAGAACGGGCTGACGCAAGACGATGTTGAGCTTGCCGGGATGCTTGCAGATTTCCACAACAAAGCCTATGACGGTGGATACCGTGTGGGTCAGGAAGAAGCAAGAAAGGAACTGGTTCAGATTTCGCAGGACGCACCTGTTCAGCAGGAACAGGAAGTCGTGGGCGTGTCGTTCTACGACTGCAACGGTCAGAAGATGGTATCGAGCCGTGACGTTGCAAAAAACTTTGAAAAAGAACATAAAGACGTTCTTCGTGCAGTCGAAAACATCAAAGCGCAAAATTGCGCTCTGACCTCTATGTTCTTTGAAAGTACCTATACGGCTGGCACTGGAAAGGCTTATCCGATGTACCTTATGAACAGAGATGGGTTTTCGCTTCTCGCTATGGGCTTTACTGGTTCTAAGGCAATGGAATGGAAGTTGAAGTACATCCAAGCGTTCAATGCCATGGAACGCAAACTGACCACGCCGGAATCCGATGACATGATTTTGAGCCGTGCGATTCTGATTGCCAACAAGAAGGTTGAGCAGTTGCAAAGCACGAATATTCAGCTTGTGCAAGAAAACGTTAAACTGAAGCCAGCGTCCGACTATGCACACGCTGTTCTCATGTCGGATGAAAAACTGACGGTGAAGCAGATTGCCCAAAATTATGGCATGACGAGCCAGAAGTTCAATTCCATTCTGGAAGAAATGGGAATCCAATACAAAGTCAACAAGCAGTGGATTCTCTATCGGAAGTATCAGGGCAAGGGCTATGTTGTCGGTATTCCGTTTGACATTGGAAATGGAAAGACCAAAGAGCGGACGTATTGGACACGCAAAGGGCAGGCGTTCCTTTATAAAAAGCTAAAAGAAGCAGGGCATGAGCCTATCAACGAGCAATTGAGCCTTATTGCGGTTGGAGAGTGATTTTATGGATATGCTGTCGCTTGACGTTGATACCATTAAATCAATGTCCGAAGAAGTTACTGGTCAAAAGCTACCAGAAGAAACATCCAAAATGATTGGCAGCCTTAATGATGCAGGGTTGTTTTTAATTCAATATGGATTTGTTTTGGGACGGTCTGATTGCTTGAAGAAGATTAACATTCAAAATCAGAAGTTGATGTTGGACATTGTAAGTGCGTACATGGATTTGGTTAGCTTAGAAAAAGATATTGGAGAAGCTGACTTCGAGGAAAAATATAACGAAGTTTGCAAAAAGAATGGGAAAATAGAAAGCTTTTCTATCATTGCAGCACGTTTAATGTTTGAAAACATAAGAGAAACATCGAAAAACGAATTTTATTATCAAAAACTTTTCAAAGAAAAATGCGAATCGTTAGGCTGTGGGAAGCCAACAACTAGAAAAAGCAACTTGAAAGATATTCCTGACGCATGGGTTGAACGGAATGGTGAAAAGATTCCGGTCGAGGTTAAATTGAGGGACTTTAACGAATCTGCCCTAGACCAACTTTTGAGGTATATCTCTAGTTATAAGGCAAAACGAGGAATTGCAGTTGGAGAAAAGTTAACCGTAGAACTTCCAGCAAACATAGAATTTGTATCATTAGACCAATTAAGAGCATAAAAAATTGGGATGGGGTGTCAAATGCGTACCCCATCCCTTTTATTTTACTTATCAGCAATGCAATCCCAGTAGAGATATGCCTTGCCGTCTGCGGCATCTGCGTCCTCAAGGAACGCCTTTGCCATGTCAGCGTAGAAGCCCGGAGTGTCAACGGACTGACGCTTTGCGACCTGACAATAATCCGAGTACATCATGTTCATGACTGCCCAGAAATCGTTCGGGTCACAGGTGATGTTGCGCTGTTTGGCAACTTCCTGTGTCTGTTCCAGCGTCCAGTGACAGCCCTTTGTGCCGTCAGCGTTCACCATGCTGTCACACCATTCCTCTGCTTCATCGTGGGTGAGGTGCTTGCGTGGCATCTTGATGGAGCGGCTGTCTGCACCGCCATGTTCATACTGACTAGACCGTTTATCCCAGTCGCCGTTCTGCGAGAAACCGATTTGCGGCATCTTGCGCCCATACTCTACGTCAGGGTAGCGGGGGATAGGGTAAGGGTCGATGTAGCGGTTTTCCTCCTGCGGATAGTAGGGATGGCGGTCGTTGCCACCTTCCAGCTTACGCAGACGGCGTTCCATCTCACGCTCCCTGCGGTCACGCTCTTCCTCAAGGCGGTCACGTTCCGGCTCACGGTTTTTGTCGTGGTCACGGAGCATCATCATGCGGCGAAAATTGTTCTTGCCCATAATCTATACCTCCTCAAGAAATGGACGCGGGCGCACCAGCGTGGGAGCGGCAGAAGCAGCCAAGATACTTGAACGTGCCGGTGCCAGTCGCAGACGTTGCAACGCGGGTAGCATAGCGAGTACGAGTGTGGATGCTCTCGGCGGTTGCCTGAGCGCAGTTGCAGTCGGTCAGAGGGTATGCGGTAGTTCCTGCGCCGATGGTGATGACCACAGGGGCGTTGATGGTGGTCGTGTCCGGGATGCTCTGAGCAACCACAATGCAATAGCGCTCTCCGTTCTGGTATGCGCCAGCAGGGATGTTGATGGTCAGCGTGTCATTGGCGAACGTAACAGACTGGCTCAGAACCAGATGGGGGCAGAGTTTGCAGCTTGTTTTGCAAGCCATAATGTTTTCCTCCTAAAAAATCAGGGGCAGAGGTGTCTTACCCCTGCCCCGATGGTTCACCCGGTGTTATCGGGGAGTGTTTGGGTTAGCAGCAGCCGCAGCAGTTTACGCCAACGTTGGGGTTTGCCACCTGATAAGCGGGAATCGGACGAGGATTGACCCGGTTCAGGATGGTATCAGTCTGCTGGGACATCACGGTGGTCAGAAGCGCATTCTGACGATCCTGAGAAGCCGCGAACTTCAAGTTCTGGTTCTCAGCGGTCAGAGTGGCAATCTTGTCCTGCGTGAAGTAGTCCATCATGCTGCGGAAGTTGGCGTTGCAGTTGTCCACGATGGCGCGGGCGTTATCTGCGATGGCCTGTCGGGTGGCACAGTCTTCCGTTGCAATGGTATACTTCAGGTCGCCGATCAGCTGCTTGTTCTCGCAGCAGCAAGATGCCAGCTGCGTGGCAAGTGCGGTCTGACCAGCCTGACGTGCGTTGCCCTCCTGCATGATGGCAAGGCTAATGGCGTTGTCGCCGTTGGACACGCTGCGTTCCAGTCCGTTCACCAGCTGTGCGTTCTGGTAGCCAAGCTGACAGATGGCACTGTTCACGCCAGCAAATCCGTTTGCGATGTTTGTGTTGACGCCATTCATCTGCGCCAGCTGGTCATAGCCCAGAGAGCAGATACCGCTCTGGATGCCCGCCAGAGAACGGGAAGTATCCTGCTGGTAGAAGCCCTCAGACAGAGCCGCACGGGTGTCTGCACCGCCCTGACCGGTTGCGCCAGTGCCGACCAGATAGGGGATGTAGGCGTTCATGCCGTTGTCACCACCGTTCCGGCCATAGCCGTTTGTGCCCCAGCCGAAGATGATGGCAAGGATAATAACAGCCCACAGACCTTCGTTGCCGAAGAATCCGCCGTTGTTATTGCCGCCGTCCTGCCCAGCCAGATAGCCAGTTGCAAAATCGTCCATAACAAAACTCCTTTCAGTTTTGCGTTATGCTATCCCACCGCCGTGTGCGATGGGCGAAGCCAAACAAAAGCGGTTTTTGTCAAGTCCGCAAAACTGAGAAGCGTTTCGCTTAGAGGGATGCGTTATCGGGGCAGCGTCAGGTTCAGGGCGCTTGCCAGCTGGTTCAGGTCGATGCCGCGCTCTTTGGCCAAGTTCTGCGCCATCGTTCGGAGTTGTGCTTCGTTTTTGCCCTGAATCAGGTTCAGCCCCTGCATGATGGGTGCGCTCTGCCCACCTAACTGCTGAATAAGCCCCATCGGGTTTTGCCCGGCACGAGCAAGATTTGCAAGCTGCATGATGGGGCTGTGAGTAATCATGTCAAACGGAGATGACATTGCTTATTCTCCTTTCTTTGCTGCGGCAGTGGGCTTCGAAAAGCTCTTCTGCCACTTTTCCAGTTCATCCAGACGGTGGACGAGGGCGTTGTACTGCTCAATAGGCACATACTGCTGTGTCGGTGCAGCGGTCTGCTGTGCCTGTTGTGCCTGTTGTGCTTGCATCTGCCTCCACGCTTCCGGGCTGTAAAACTCCTGCACATAGGATTCACAGGTGTCCGGGTTGAGCCGCTTGCAGTAGATCACGCCGCTGCGCAAGTCCGGGCAGTAGGTTGGTCTGCCGTACAGGTCGGACGGTATCGCCAAAAATTCCTCTCTGCTGGAAACAGGTCTGCCAAGCAGCCAGCCGCCGTCTTGTGCCGACTGCTGAACAGGCTGTTGCCCGTTCATCGACTGCGGACGCTGCGGCTGTGCCTGTTGCATCTGCGTATTGGGCAAGGAAGTGGCAAGCCCTACCGTGCCCATGCCACCGTAAGGATTGACAGGCTGTTGCGGAACGTAGGGCGCTCCAGGTGTCGGATAATAGCTCATAATACATCCCTCCTTGTGCATCCAGTGTACCGCATCAGCAAAAAGCGAAGGACAACGAACGCACAACGAAGGACAAAAAAGAAAAACGCCCACACGGAAAATTCCGCATGAGCGCTTAACTGTTAAGGGCTTCACATTGGAAGCAAGAATAAAATATCACGTTTTGATTTGCAAGACAAGAGTTTCGACAAAACCAGTGTGAATAAAACAAAAATCAAGAGCGGAACTGCCCACAGGCAATGCCGCTCTCTACAAAGGCCGTAGCCTTTCAAATCATAAATCGTATGGCGTATAATGCAAAGACGTATATACCGATAAAACAACGCCTATAAATGCACTATCCCAAAACGGAAGGACGGCTTTTAGAACACTTGATGTCGCCCCAAAAATAATCAGAGCGAACAAAACACGGGACAAAAAGTGATATATTTTATTTGCCATAATTCATATAAAATCGTCTCCCGCATGGTACGCACTGTAAGCAGGCGGGCGGGAGACTGTCCGGTGCCTATCTGGCAACCGCTTTTTTCATTCCCAGATAAAGCACTGGGCTAGCTGGCAAATATCCACCCTAATGCGCTTCTTCGAGAGGCCGGGTGGATTTCGTTGGTGCTATTATACCACAAATCGTGCAAAAAGAAAAGCGGCAGACCCGAAAGCCTGCCGCTTCAATGCGTTTCGTGAGAAATCGCACCCAATTAAGATTATGATATCACACATCCAGCATTTTATCAATAATTTTCAGCCTATTGCCGATTGATGTCCGACAATACGGCACACGCGCTGCAATATCAACTTGGCATAGCTGGTCAACGTACCGCAACCGGGCGATTTTCCGGTCATACCTCCCAAGCGGCGCACGTTTTATCACAGCTTTTATCTGTTCTGCATTAAGCCCTTGCAACGCTGGCGGAAAGACTACGCGAGCCGCCGCCACAAGCAGCACCGAGCCAGAAGGGTTGCGGCAGCTGTCCGGCGTTACGCACCATATTGCCAATGACGGCAAAATGGTGACGTTTTGTCACCAGTTTCGTGACCTCACGAAATTGTTCTTGTGCGGCGAACATCTTGCCAATAGCAGCTAAATAGCTGTAAAAAACACTGTTATTGTCAAAATGGGAGATGACACCAACTAAAAACGGCATTTTTAGCTGGTGTTGCTCGTATGTAGTGCTTGCCATGATATCCTCCTTACAGCGTGATTTCCTCAGCGTTCGCCTTGTCTTCCGCATCCAGAGCGTCATAGTACGCCTGCGCCAGCGTCTCCACCTCTGCGACGTCATCTGCGGTCAGCAATCCGTTGTCGTAGTGCACGTATGCTTTATCCAGCCAGAACGCAACATCGCGTCCTGCGGCGATTTCCCGCTTGATGGAGCGCAGCGTCAGGTCGTGCCGTGCTTTACTTTTGATAGCCATGTGTGCCTCCTTATGTGTTAGTCATAGACGCGATTGCGTCCTCAAGATTTTTGACGACGAGATTTACGTCCCGCTGGTAGTCCAGCTTGATGCCAGCACCGTCACTGGCCTGCACCACAGTGTCAGGGGCGTAAGCGGTGAGGGATTTGTAAGCGGCGAGTTCGGCAGGGGTGAGCGGGTTTTCGATGGGAGTGGCGAGGACGTAGAACAAAATGTATTCTCCCTCTTCCGGGTTTTTAGAGCCAATTGGAATAAAAACCTGCGCATTGTATGTGTCCACATAAAAGTGTGGGACATCTTCAGTAAATGACGTAAGAAATTGCAATCTACTGCATAGGGCCTCTGCTTTATAATCGTGGCCTCTGAGTGGCAACAAAATCGAAAGTCGTTTTGTTGCCGCAAGCTCAGTAGTACCCGTAATTTTACAGGTTGACAAGTCTACAACGTTCACCCTCTGCACCTTCACCCCTCTCTCCAAGTCTACCTCATCGCACACCCACTGCTGGCCTGTCGGGTCAGTGTAGTTGCCGCCAGAGGTGATAGGGATGCCGGGTAATCCAGTGGGTGTGGGGAGCGTGAGGAGCTGTTCACGGTAGGGTTCATAATCGGGAGATGATGCGTTCCATGTCAGACACACGTTTTCACTGGCCATATCGACCAGCAGGAACTTGAACTTTGTTAAGTCCGCTGGAAATTGAGCATTGAATTTAGCCTTACCTTTGTCAATGCCAAACCAGTTTTGGTTGTTGTTCTCGTCAAGGAATAAGATGTTTCCGCCTTGCGAAACTAAATCGCCTTTGAATACTAAAGTTATCGGCGTGTTTTTCTTGACAAAGCACTCGATAACGTCATCATATTTCAGGTTGGGTGGCATCCGATTCTTCCCTGTCACCTTCACCGTCACGCTCCCGCTGTCGCCTGCGCTCACGATGGGCACAGGTGCATCCGGCGTAGGTGTGCCGTCCTGCGTGCTCTTACCGTAAACGGTCAGGCCGCACAGGGGCGCAGGGAAAGCGTCGTCAACGCTGAGCGGGTTGCCTGTCTCAGTGCCGATAAGAATGTTCTGCCGGGCCTTGACTGCGCTGATCGCGTCGCCTGTGGCTTTTGCGTCAGCGGCTTCGCCCTCGTGAGTGAGGGTGGTGTCCAGTGCTACGGCAGGGCCGGTCTCTCCTTTAGGACCTTGTGGGCCGGTGTCACCCTTTTCACCTTGTGGGCCAGTGGCACCCGTAGCGCCTGTGGGGCCTTGAGGGCCTTGCTCACCCTGCGGGCCGACCGGACCGATGGGGCCAGTGGCACCCTTGTCGCCTTTCTCGCCTTTGAAGTCACCGCTTGCAATGCCGTCCTTCAGCTCCTGCAGGCTGTCAGCGGCTTCCTGAGCGCTCTGGTCTGCATTGCCTGCGCTGGTGGCGGCTTCACTGGCAGCGGTCTGGGCGGCTTCTGTAGAGGCTTCCACCTGCTGGAGAGCCTTGTCCCGGGCTGTGTCCACAGCCTGTGTGGCGGCGGTCTGCTTGTCACCGATGGCTTTCAGAGCGTCTGTTTTTGTGGATTCCATCTGCTGGATGGCATTAGCTTGAGCAGTGCCTACTACCTGTGTGGCGGTGTCCTGAGCATCAGTAACGGCGTCAAGAGCTTTTCCCTGAGCGCTTTCTACTGCAGTGGTAGCAGAAGTCTGCTTGTCACCGATGGCTTTCAGAGCGTCCTCTTTGGCGGTGATGGTGTCAGAAAGGGCCTGCCCGGCCTGCTGTGCTGCTGTCTGTGCATCTGTCTTGGCCTGCTCTGCGGCGGTGGCAACGGTATGCACGGCATCCACCAGCTGCTGCCATGCAGGGGTGCCGGGCTCCGGCATAGTGCCGTCCGCCGTGCCGCTGTTGGCGCTGACACGGTACCGCAGGTCTGCGCTAGTGACGGTCTTGGTGCCGTCGCTGCCCTCAAAGGTCACACAGCCGGAGCCGGGCTGTGCGGTCACGCTGGCAGGCACGGCCACATAGCCGTCCTTCACCAGCGAGGATGCCGGGTCTCTGCTGTCCGGAACGTGCCAGAAAGCCCTGATAGTCAGGCCTTCCCACTCGCCGGTTGCATCGACGTGCAGGCGGTACACGCCCTGATTCTTAGTGTAGCCAAAGCGCACCAGCTGCTCATAGCCCGGCACTTTGACGACGCCATTGGATGCGAGAGATACGCTTTGCTCGATCATAAATTACTCCTTGTTGATGGTAGGCTTCTTTTCTGCCAATGCCTTTTTCATCATGCTGACGGCCTTTTCAATCACGCTGTCCAGCACTTCATCGGTGATGAAAGGCTTCAGCCAGTCCGGCAGTGCGCCGCGCAGCGCAGCAAAGACCTGCGCCTTTTTCTTTGCGCCCTGACCGCTGCCCATGATGCTGTTTTCTGCCAGAGTCACGAGCTCCAGCGCCCACTGCTTGACGTACTGCTTGTAACCCAGCCGGATGGCACCAACGGCCAGAGAGACAAAGCCGATGAACATCAGCACCAGGGCGACGGGGGTGGGGATAAAGTTAAGCATTGCTTCCATGTTTCGTTACTCCTTCCATGAGGTAATTATTGATTTTTTCCTTGCTGGCCTGCATAGCGGGCACGTTGTTTCCGGTCAGCTGTGCTTCCAGCAGGGCACGAACGGCTTCAAGCGTCAGGCGGTTTACTTCGTCGATTTCCCCGAATCGGGACAAATCGCGCCCAAGCGCCAAAGAATGTTGCGCATAGCCCGTTTCTAGCGTTTGCAAGCGCTTGTCCATCTCGTCAAGCCGCTTGTTCTGCGCATCGTCGGGGGCCTGCGCCTTTTTGATGTACTTGTGAATGATTTCCAGCACCTTGTCGATGGTGATGGCCGCAGCGCACAGGCTGCCCAGGACGCCCAGCACCCACAGGAGAGCTTCTTTTTCGGTCATTTGCCCTCCCGGAGACGGGTCAGGCCCTTCTTGCTGATGATTTTCGGATAGTTGCGTGTGGTCACATTGAGGTCAACGTGGCCAGAAATGCCAGGTACGCTGCCCTTACTGGTGTGCTGGTGAGCGTTGTAGGCAAAGGTTACGGCAGGCGTCTTGCCGGTGTAGTCGGCCAGCCAAACGTCGTAGGGGCTGAGAGCAGCGCCGCCCATATACAGGCGCGTCTTAGCAAAGCTGGTGTATGTATAGAGCTGGGCATAAAAGCCCATGTCCTCCACCTTTTTCAGGGCGTAGGCTGTCAGGTCGGTCAGCGCCTGCTTGCCAAGAACCCTGAATTTGTTGTCCTCCACGTCCACTGCCACAGGCATTTCCAGCGTCTTGCCACGCAGGGCGTCAGCCAGCAGGGCAAGCTCTGCGTCGGCCATCGCCTCGCTGGTGGCGTAGGTGTAGTAGTAGACACCCACCGCCAGACCTGCCGCCTTTGCATTGCGGTAGTTTGCTTCAAAGGTCGGGTCGATGTACAGGCCGTCTGCTCGCTTGGAGAGCTTGCGGTTTGTGCTGACGGTCTTGAGCATGACGCCCTGATAGCCAGCGGCCTTGACCTTCTTCCAGCCCTCCGGTGTAATGCTGCCCTGATACCGGCTTACGTCGATATAGCGGTAGGGCGGTGCTCCCGTCCACTCGGTCACAGATGCCATGGTGTCCTCCTGCTCTGCCTGTTCTTCCGCTAAAGCGGCAAAGAACCGGCTCAAAAAGTTAAAAAGTGCGGTCAAAAATGTGTTGTTTATTGCAATCACCCTCCCGGGCCCAAGAGTAGGCATTAAGTGCTATGGGCGGCCTCCTGCTGGACCAGCAGCTCGGTCAGCTCTTTGTACTCGACTTCGGTGATGCGGCCGAGGGCGTAAAAAACATCAATTTTTTCCGCAAGGCCAGCGGTCTGGCCGCGCTCGATCAGGCGTTTACAGATACGATACAACATAGTTTTTACCTCCTTATGTGGTGGTGTCAGTGGTGGTGTCGTCGGTCAGTCCCAGCTCCAGCAGGGCGACGCGGTATTCCTGATCTACCGCCAGGGCGTCCGTGTCCGCCTGCGCGGCCTGGGTCTCGGTCAGCAGTTCGGCAAGAGTGGGGTAGTGGTAGCCGGTGAGCCAGATCTCTACGGTGTAGCCGCCGGTCGACGTTTCTGTTGCAAAGTGCAGGGTCCCGTTTGTCTGGAAAGTCGTGTTGGATGCGAAAACTCCAGTGCCATTTCCGTAGCTATGATTGGCGGTGCTGCCTTTTGCGATGTCTACTTCTTCGCCGTATGCGTGGGAACTGTCGTTGTACCTCGTCTTGACGTGCACGTAGTCCAGGCCGTCTGGCATTTTGATATCGTAGGTCTTCCACCTTTTTCCGGTTTCTTCGTAGTGGTTCCACACCAGCCGTGGCTCCGACTTTACCGCCACGGCGGCAGCGATCTTGTCATTGAGGGTCTTGCCGCTGAGGGTGCCGTCCGGGGCGATGTCCAGCGCTTCGCCCACTTTCACGCCGCCCAGCTGGGCCGCCGTGGCGGGGCGAAGTGGCATGTACCGCTCAAGCAGCTTTCTGATCTGGTCCTGCGTCGGGTAGTCTGACAGGTCCACCTCTTTGCGGGTATCGATCCACGCGCTGGTGTCACCGTCCCACGTCCAGATGGTGTCTGTAGTGCCAACGACCGCCCACCAGCCGTTTTCACCTACAGGAACAGCAGCTTTCAGAGCTTCCGGCGTGGCGTACCACCCCTGTGCACCGATGGTGATGGTGCGGACCTGCTCAAAGTATTCTTTTGTGCCCTGCAAATAAGTAGCAGACTGAGATTCCGAACGCTTTGAATTGGTTTCGCTTGTCTTGGCAGCGGCAGCAGACAAAGCTGCATTTTCAGAGTCCGCTTTTACAATTGCTGAAACATCTTTTGCGGCATTTTTGGCAGCCTGTTCTGCTTTTGCACGTTCTTCCGCAGCGGAATTTGCCGCAGAAACGGCTTCCTCTTTTGCGTTGATGGCACCTGCAACTGTACTCAGCTCATTTAAAGTGGATGCGTTGATCGGTGTGCCGTCCTTTATGGGTCCGTCGTTTCGGACGAGCGTTACAACTTCAGACGACCCATCCTCATGGACTAACGTCCACCTGCCAGGATATTTCGAGATTCGATCTTCAAAAACCATATTGTCCCTCCCCAGCCATGTATTCGCCAGAAAAAGTAACGTAAGTTTTGGCGATTGATTCTATGTCTGACAAAATGCTTTCAAGTTGGTTCATTGTCTCGAATCCGAGCCTATCCATAGACGTAGGTGTCGGCGCAGTTTTGGCGTCTCCTGAGTTTTTAGAACGAATAGATTCGATATTCGACAGCCACCTAGCAGCATCCGACGTGGTAAGATACCCGTTTATGTTCCAGTCCGTCTTGACATCTACGTCCGCACCAAGAAGTGAAGCAAGCTCTGATATGCCGGTTTCTATTCTCGAAAAATCCCTGTAGTCAAGAGCTCCTTTCATGCCGGAAAGCCACTCCGCTTTTTCCTCATCCGTCCAGGTCCCATTCACGGCTTTACTGTAAATGAACTTTAGGCGGTCAACATCGTCTTGGCTTCTGTCTGTAATCCAAATCGCCATAGTCTCTCCTTAAAGCAAAATCTTTTTGCCGTTGCCGACTTTAGTCGTGGACGGAAGCGTAAAAGCAGGGCTGAACTTGTTAGAGCTCCATGCATTGTACTGCTCTGTTAAGAAAAATATCCTACCTGCGCTAGACGTTCCAAGACTGTAAGTCCCAACAAGTTGTCCCACGATATGGTTTCCATCAAAATCTCGCCATGCAGGGGAACGTGACCATCTGCGGATAAGACGATTGACGGAATCATCATAAGACTGAACAAAAACATTTCGGGTTTGCTTTGGTAGTACAGAACCTTCTTTTTTGAAAAATGGGTTACTGCCATTTACATAAACATCTGCGTTTTTGTCTTCCGGGTCAAACATCTCATAAATAGACGGGAGAAAAACACTGCGAGAAAGCGTTCTGATTTCCGCAGTGCTACCACCTACCGTGTAATAGAAAGAGGTAAGCCCCATTGCGGACTTGACGGTATCGCTAAATCTGTTTACGTAATCTCCCTTCAACAGCCTGTCGATGGAGCTTCCGTCGTATGTATTGACGTGCGTCTGGTTCCACACTGTTTCAGCAAGAGGTTCTTTCCTGATAAGAAGTGTTCTCCCGGGACCATTTAAACCAGGCTCATACCCATGTTTTGCAACAACAAACTCTACATCCGCACCACTTTCTTGAATGTAAACAGACGATCCTTCCGGCATATCCGACAAAGACGGAGCCTGACTGATAACAGTACACTTTGCAGATACGGAAGATACGAAGGCTGTGACTACAACATCTCCGCTGGAAACAAAAGAAATGTCGCAAGCGGAAACGCCGCCTTTGTTGGAAACGACGGAAATGGAAACAACGTCGGGAGGAGATGCTTCCCATCCGATTGTTGGGGAATCCTCTGAGGAAGGGACAAGCGTTGCGGTTAAACGAACAGTCTCTCCAGGAGCAACGGAAATGGAATCCCTGTCAAGCCTAAGAGCACTTACGCTTTCCACCATATATCCTTCCATCGTCCCTTTAAAACAGCCATTAAAGGTATACTTGGCATCCGTAACGAGAACGTTCGATGCATATCCAAACTGGTGGTTGGCCCTGACAAAGGATAACGCATCAATATGAGGGCTTGCACGAAATTCCAGGTTTACCTTTCTTCTGTTAGAAAGAAGTGCGTATGTTTCGGTCAACGCATTTTTTGCGCTAGAAGATACAGATTTCGATACAAGCGGATTATTGATGCTTTGGGTCGCTCCGTTCCCACTAGCTCCGGCTGGATAAAAAACGGATTCGCCGCCAACCTTGCACGATACGTTTTTTATTTTTGTCAAAAACGTTATTTCTGGGTATTTAAAGCTATTCAAGAGCGATATTTCCTCAATACCAGCCCTCGTGACTGGAACAAGAGGGACACGTTCAATGTGAATGACCCCATCTCTGGATTGGTAAAGAGCCATCCCGGCTGCGTTTGCAGCAAGCTGAAGAATGTCTGCGTTTTTGTAGGAAGAAGTATCGGAGGAAATGTCGCAAGAATAGTCCTTTAATTCTTCCGAAATTTCGTAAGATATCCCGGGAACATCCAGAAGTTCCAATGCATCAAAGCACATCTGATACAGCGTTCCGCTCGTGTGCCCGGTATAGATGGAATCTTGGAGGAAAGACAGAGCGTCTCTGGCATCAAACGACGCCGTTATGCCATTTGCTGGAATTGTCCACCCGGAAAGAAAGAACTTTCCTCCGTCAATCCATTCGACCGAACCTCCAATGTCCATGCCGTACTGAACTGAAATCTCCTGACGTTCATAAAGATACCGATAAAGCCCACCTGGATTTACCGGGTTCCAGCGTTGTTCGGAGTTATCAACAGAAAACGAAACGGAATCTTTGGAAAGCTGCCCGGAAATTGGGTCGCGTTTTGATTCGTGCGTATAAGAAAGCAAATCAGCTTTGCTAAATTGGACACGCAGACCAAATTCAACTTGCTCCACTCTTGCTCTGCGGCCCTGGATGCACCACTCTAAAATTTCCAGACTGATTGAATCATATCCGGAAATTTCAAAATCTACAGAGGATTCAACAGACTGGTTGTCGTCAACTTGTTTTGTTGCAACAAGTTCGCTGCCGTTATAGACCGTCAATTTAAAAGATTTTGCATATTCATTTAAAGCGGACGACCATACGATTGTAATTCCGGGGATTCTTTCAGTGTGTGTTTTACTGAAAGAGAAAGTGATAATCGGATGGTTTGTGTCAGAAACACAATCCATGCTTAAATATCCAGCGTTCTCGTAGGGCTCTGAACCTGGGACCAAAAATTTGCTCCCGTCAAGGGCCCACAAATTAGGTTCTCCGGTGGCATAATTGGCCAAAGAAGCAGAATCTAGATCTGTGACAGACAACGTGTTGCTGAATAAAGCCTGGTTGGAAGAGCTGGCAATAGCGTCTGCTTGCGCCTTATCGTCAGAGACGTGGTAAGTGATGCGAACAAACATCTCCGGAACAAGTGTTTTTTCGTATTGTTCAAGCCACTTGTCGGAAGGTAGAAAGCCCATGAATAATCACCTCTCTTAAACTTCAACCAGGCTAAGGGTCGCTCCGACCCATCCCATAACGTTTCCGTTGGATGGGGAACACCTCCACATCCCAGCGGTTCTATCGGAAACATACATTTGCCTTGTCGTGTAGCTTGCAGTCGCTTGGTTATAAAACCGAACAGTGCAGTAAAAGTTTGCGGTGAACGGCCCGATGACGTCCGCCCACTGTCTTGCGGTAAGATAATTCCATTTTAGGGAAATCTTTGCAACATCGTGCCGCACCACAGACCCAACGACTTTGCCTTGTACGTTTCGTCCAGAATCAACTATAGTGCTTGTTATGGCATCGTAGGAGGAAGGCACAGGCAGCTCTCTGCCATTTACTGTGACGAGAGATTGCATAAAACGTAAACCTCCTTAGTAGCTGTAAACTTCGTCTCCCATAATCTGAAACCCACGTTCAGACTGCCGTTTCTCAACGGATGCGGTGATTTGCTTTCCGTCAAGGTAAATCTTGAGCTCTTTCCCTCCGGTAAGCTCGTCTCCGTACCGCTGGAAGATGTCAAGGAATGCGTTATAGCAACCATCATGGACGGCACTGCGGAGCTCTGCGGGGCTCGCTCCACTATTGGAAGAACTTGAATAATAGCTTCCAACAGATGTGGTAGAGCCGTTAGCAGAATCGTAATCGCTCGTGCCAGGGTAGCTTGAATAATTGTTGTCAATAGACGGAGCAGAACTTGTCCCATGCTTCCCAACAAGCGTTCCAACGATTCCTGCGATAGCGGCTGCAATTGCAACGCCGCCAGCAATCATGATAACGCCCGTCGGAATACCGAGAGAAGTCAACACGCTACCAATGGTCTGCAAAATTCCCATGAATGCGGCACCGATCTGGCTGATTAGCCCAGCAATTCCAGCAATTATGGATGGAAACTGGCTCAAAACGCCAGAAGAAAGACCGATACTTATTGCTTTGCCGGATGCGGAAATCGGGCCAATCAGAGAGGAAAAGGATGCTGCAATCTTGCTACCGAGACCGACAACCTGTGTGGAAATTTCTCCAAACTTTGAAGTGATTCCATCCAGAATGTTCTTTCCAACAAGTTTTGCAGAAGAAAACGCTTTGGAACTAACGGTCTTGAGGGCACTGGTGAGGTTGGAAACTAAGCTAGAGGTGTAAGCCTTGACCTGGTTTCGATTTTCCTCGCCCATTGCTTTCCAAATGATGGCTGCGGTGTTTTCAGCAACAGTCTGAATATCGCCGTTTTTGACTGCCTCGACCATACCCTTGATCGTTCCAATGAAGTCGCTCTTAAGGCCACGGTCGATTTCATTCCACTTTGTGTCAAACGTATTGACCATGTTGTCAACAAACCCGTTTGCCACGTCTGCACCATAGTCAATTAGCTCGTTGCCTTTCGCCTGAACCGCATCAACAAGGCCGTTCATCGCATTTTCAACATACTTGATTCCTGCGGCAATACCGTTTGCAAGGCCTTGGTCGACATAAACGCCGATTTGGTGAAACACTTGCGAAGGAGAATGAATTTCAAGCGCATCTTTGAAGCCATTGACAAAACCATCAGTGAAGCTCTTAATACCATTTGTAACGGTACTCCATGCATCTTTTAGGCCGTTGATTAGGCCATCCCAGATGAATTTGCCAAGCTTTCTCAATTCGTCAGGAAGCTTTTTGAACTCACCGACAATAGACGAAATGATTTTTGGAACTTCAATAACAACGAAAGCTATCATGCGCTCCCGCCATTTAGAAATAACGTCAAGAGCTTTGAGAATTGCAGTCCAAATATTTCCCGGCAGTTCTTCAAAAAACTTAACAACAGACGAAACGATTTTTGGAACTTCGGTTGTTACAGTAACGACCATGTTTCCAACCCACTCCCCGATTTTGCCGACGGCAAATCCAAGGGCATAGCCGATTTTTTCAGGAAGAGAGCTGAACCACTCGCCAATGCTATTTATGACATCTCCAACCTTTCCGGGAAGAGAAGTCATAAAATCAATGGCCGCATTCCACTTGGTAACGATAATTTGCTTGATGGCTTCAATGCGCTGCTCAAAAACATTTTCGACATAATGCATTTTAATGTCGGCTTCTGCAGCAGCATCTGTTTTTTCACCGCTCTCTTTAGCGCCCCATTTGATACCAGCCCAGTGAAGAACAAGGCCAATACCGACACCAGCAGCGGCAACGGCTCCAGCAACAGGAAGGCTTGCGCCAACAAGCAATGCAACGCCAGCACCAGCAACGCCGCCAAAAATTCCCATCAAAGCAGCAATGATGGTATCAAGAACCGGAAATTCTTTCAACTTTTCGCCAAGAGAGAATGTGATTCCCGCAAAGGTAATAAGACCTGCAAGACCGATAGAAAGCGTTGCGGCTGTACCAGTGGCTACGCCAAGATTAGTGAGCAACGTAATGCCCGCAATGGAACCAAAAGCAGTAGTTAAAGCAGCCTGAATCCATGTACTTGCATCGCCAAGATTGGCTTCGCCGGTACCAAGCGCATAAGTAAGGCCTGCAAGGCTTGCCACAAAAGCAATGCCCATGCCAAGCGTAATGCCATCTGCGCCCATTGTGCGCCAAAGAACAAAAGAACCAAACGCAGCAGACACCACTTCGCCTAAAAGCTCAAGAGGATTTCCACTAGATGCGTAGCCTTTTGCAAAACTGAATACTAACGATGCTTCGACAACAACCGTTGCAATTGAAAGAGCCAACTTTTGCAATTCTGTCATCTTGGAAATTGCTGTCGCAATGTCCGTCAGAAAATCAACAATTTTCCACAACGCAAGTGCGGAAGCAATAGCACCAATAATCGGTAGCATATCTTTGATTTTCTGCTTGATAGCATCAATCTGCTTTGCAAACTCTTCGTTGTACTGCTTGAACATATCGTAGCCGGACAGGTCTACGTCGCCCAAGATGTTGCCAGCGGATGCGCCACTGCCAGAGCCAGAGCTCCCCTGTGTAGGGTCGATGATGTTCAGCTCATCAAAGCCCATCGTGTAGTCCTTAAGGGCTTTGGCAGCTTTCTTGGTGGATTCTGCCGTGTCGTCCATTGCGTCACCGATGCCGCCAACGCTATCAGCGCTCTTGGCGAAATCGGTGAGCACGACTTTTACGCCCATCAGTTTTGCCACCCACTGAACGAACTCTCGGATAAGTTCAACTGCCGCAATCAGAGGAGGGAGAATGGATTTTAAAGCAGGGTAAAGCAAAGAACCGATATCTCGTGCAAGGCCAGACAGCTGTGCTTTCAGAACACGAATCATATTCGCAGGACTAGAGAGCGTCCGAGCAAAATCCCCCTGTGCATCGGTGGTCTGCTTTAAAATTGCAATGTATCTTAAGGTAGCTTTATCTGCCTGAGAAAGCGTGGAAACTTGCTTATTAAAGCCAAGCGCAAGAAGTTCTTGCTGAAGCCTTGCTTGAGAAATGTCAACGCCAAGCTGAAGCATTGGCTCAAGTTCGCCAGCCATAGCCGAACGAATCTTCGTAAACGCTTCCGAAATGGGGATGTTTTTCAGCGAAGAAAGGTCATAGCCTAACTGGGTAAGACTTTTTGACAAAGTATATGCTTGCTCTTTTGCAAGTCCGAAACTCTTTGTCATGCTATAAATGTTCGCCATAGCGTTCATGGCTTCTGACGGGTCGATTCCTAGCAATTGTTCCATCTTATCAATGAAACCGCTCGCTTCGTTTGTCATGTCGCCCATCGATATGCCAAACATATTAGCCGCTTCGTAGAAGTCGTTAAACTTCGCAACAGCGTTGCCAAGATACTCAGCGATAGCTTTCAACGAAACCAGCTTTGCCATGTTTCGCATAAAGCCGTTCATCTGATTGGACAGGCTAAGATAGCTCTTGCGCTGCTTTTCATTGGCTGCGGTCACACGGTTCGCCTGTGTCACAACCTTGCTCAACTGCGGGGGGAGCTTTGCAAAGGCGTTGCCTACTTTGTCAAGCTGAGATGCAAGGGGAGCAAGAGCAGCAGAAATCTTCTGGCAAGAGCTTGCAAAAGAATCAAAGTCAGTCGCTTTCAGCTTGTCGGTCAGGTCAGGAACCTTTCCGATCGCATTGAAGGCGCTACCAAGAGCTTTAAGGTTCGATGCGTCCAGAATGGACAGCGGAGCCAAAGAGTTAGTGAGCTGAGTAATGCTTCCAGACATGGAGTAAAAGTCCACGCCGTTCAAGCCAGACACAGCCGCTGGAAACTTCTTGATCGCATTCACGACCGTATTGATGCTTTTTGCGCTTGCGGTCTGGTTTACGTTGGAAAGTCCATTTAGAAAGCTGGTGATTTTGTCCAGCCCGGACATTCCAGCGGATGCCTGTTTCAGCGTTGCAATAGACCCAGCCAGCTTGTCAAGGCTGTTCACAACCTTTGTAACGTTGCCTTTCGTCCGCAAATTAGAAATGGCGGTAGCGAGCTTGTCGATATTAAGCTCTGCGCCCTGCGATTCCGCAGAAATCTCTACGGATAAGCTCGTAATATCAACATCAGCCATCACTACCACCATCACTTTCCATCATAGAGAACATCATTCTCTTGATTCGCTCCTGCGCCTCAACTGCGCGTTGGTATTCATACTCGTCTTTCTCCTTTTGAGTAAGGGGAAGCGGTCTATCCATGTACTTGATGGGGCTAGACCCTTTCTTTCGGAACATATTGCCAACCGTAGAGGAAAGCGCAGATGCCATGTAAAAGCCATTTCTCCACGCTTCTGTGTTGGCTCTGCGTTCCCGCAGCTCCTCTGCGTCGCGATAAACCTTCGCCAGCCAGACATCGCCGTACCAGAACTGGTCGTAGGTCATGCCGATGGAGATGTAATAGGCTTCTACATCGTGGAACAGCTTGGAGAAGGAGAATGGCTCTCCCTCTCCGTCTGTTTCCTGAGATTGTGCAGTTACACAATCTCCCACGTTGCGTTTTTTGCGGTCTTGTCCTCAGTGTCAGTTGCCAGCAGAGACTTGGAAGCGTCCATGAACATCTCAAGCAGAATGCCCATCAGATCTTCCTTCTCCTCGATGTGCTGGAACATCTCATCAACGACCTTGCGCTTGATGCCCTTGTTTCGTGCGATAAAAGCACCGTAGAACAGGGCACGGGAGTTGGAAAGCAGATTTGTCATCTGGGTATACTGGCCAATCTGAAAACCTGCACGCTCGGTGGCTTCCACGCTGTCACGGGTGAAGGTCAGCTCGTAAGTGTTCTTGCCATCGGGGGAATGAAAGTTGATAACCTTAGCAGCCATAATAAATGCTCTCCTTTATAAATAGAGGCAGAACCAAATCCGTTGTTCAGTTCTGCCCGGTTTGATTGATTCGATTTTTGCGGTTTAGCCGCCAGTGACGGTCAGGGTCTCGCTGAACTCAGGCTTCTTAGTGAAGATGCAGTTGATGGTCATTTCCACAACCTCGTCTACGCCAAAGCCGGACAAGCCAACCTGATGCATACCCTGCCAAGTGAAGCCGGAGCCGTCCTGCATCTTCAGGGCGTAGTACTTCACAGCGTTGCTCTCGGAAGTCTCATCATAGCCAGCTGCTTTGACCTTCGTATAGTCCGCCTTGTTGTAGTTGGCGGTGAAAGACTTAGTGTCGCTCTGGATGATGCCAAAGATGTTGACCTGCATCGGGTCAGACAGAGTAGTGGCATCCAGAAGGTTCGGCTCGGAGATCAGGTCGGGCACATCCTTGATGTCGCACAGCTTCGTCAGAGCGGTTGCGCTGTCGCCACAATACAGGGTGGTATTCAGACCGGAGATAGCAGTACTCATAGAATGTTTACCTCCTTAGTTTCGGTAAATCATTCCGTCCTCTCCGATTGTTGCCCCGTAGCTGCAATCAATCCGATAGACGGAATTGTTGTACAGCCCATTCAACGGGGCAAACGACTTGCGATAAAATTTAAGCGGTTCAAGAACAGAATCCACGATGCCAACAATGGAACGTGCTTCTGCAATGCGTCCGGTGTTCTTGTTAGAGTAGACCCGCACACGCAGGGAAACGGCGGCGTACTTGCTGTGACCAGCAGAATCAATGTGCACAGGAAGATTGTTGTTTTCCTCTATCTGCACACACGGAAACTTCTTGACATTGCTGTCATTGATTTCACCAGTAACAAAGATGCCGGGAACTTGCTTTCGCAGCTCCTTAGCAACGGCCGTGAAGATAGAATTGAAATAATCAATCAACTATTCCAAACCTCCCTCCACGTTGCTTCGACCTGAGAAGCCATTTCCTCAACAGCCCCCCACATAGCCATAGCTGGCTCGTTGCCGTCGGTGTAATTCAACTGACCTTTGCCGTCCACTTCCTTAACAGGAGTGCCAGCATTGCCGGATTCTCCGTAGTAATACCATCTGCGGTTTGCACCTTGCCCTTTGCCGTAGGAGCCATGCGCCCCAACGCCGGGCGGTAGTTCGCCGCCATATCCGTTGTGATGCGCGCCAGTGCCAAACTCGATAAAGGCAACTGCTTTGCCCTCTGCAATGATGGTGCAGGTGTTTCCGTTCTGCTCAACACGGCAAGAGACATCGTTGCTACCGGCATATTCTGCATTCGCAAAGCGAACTTTCGCCACATCAAGCCCTCTATCAGCCAACGCCCTCGCAAACTCCTGTGCTTTTTGATTCAGGGTGGTCTTGTACTTCTGTATCTGACGTTCCGCATCACGAAGTCCGGCATCGCTCAACCTCACTTTAATTTTCACTTGCAGCCACCTCTTTCAGCGCATACAACGTGTCCGTGATATGCTCTGCGACCTTGACCACAATGTAGTTAAAAGGCTTTGAAACGTCCGTCTGAAACCAGACGTGCGTGCCCTCATAAAGTGGAGTGTTATGCTTTTTGCTGGATGAACTGACCACATAGCTGTAATCCGTGAACGCCCCAAAAGGGCTTGCTTCCGCAGAACCAGTAGGCGGGCTGACGTTCAGAATCAGCTTTGCAGGGTCACTCCACGTCTGCGATGTCTCGCCAGTTTCGTTTCCCCATTCGTCCACAACAGGCGTTTTCTCGCCAACAGGGTTCGAGTACCACAGCGGGCGCTTGTCCAGCGGGCTTCCATTGAACATCAGCCGATAACACCTACTCTCGGAACAACTTCATTCAGCAGAGACTGCGCCACATCGGAGCTTTCCCACACACGAGTGATGCCGTTGTTGGTATAGCTCGTCTGTCCATTTGCGCCGATGTGGTTATACAGTTCCGCTGCAATGCGTATCTGCAACGACTCATATTGCGAGGGCAGCTCGTCCGGTCTGTTACCAAAGGGGTAGCCCTGTGCAAATATCTTGTCTTTGGCGAAATCAAGCAGCAGGTCGAAGAGTGGGTAGTCCTCGTCCGTGATTTCACGGTCAAGTGCTGGGGCAATGTACTGCCCCAGCTTGACTGCCGATTCAGAATACTGGTCTCCCATGCTGCTTTCCTCCTTTCGCCTTAGTAAGCCTTGATGCAGTACACAGCGTCCATGCGCTCAAAGGACGGCAGGACGATTTCGGAAGCGTAGACGTTGGCGTTGACCGGATGAACGGTCAGCTCAGTGGTGATGGCAACGCCAGTGTTCACGATGGACACGGATGCGCCAGACTGACCAGACAGCAAGTCGGCCTCTTCAGGAGTAGTGCCGTACCAAGTGCTGCCCAGAGCGCCGGAAGGAGCAACCACCACCATGCCATCGGGCAGGTACTTCTCACTTGCGCTGTACTGGTCTGCCTTGAACATCTTGTCATAAAGATGGATGGTCAGACCGGTTGCAGATTCGATAATCTGCCGTGCTTCGGCATCCAGCAGAACAGCATTTGCCTTTGCGGTGACGGTCATGAACCGGTTCTTCACCTCGTCCGCAGCAATCATGTTGCGGAAGGTTGCGGTGTTCATGTAAACCTCAGTCACGACCTCGCCCACGCTCGCCAGAACAGCATCCTTTGCGGCGTTCAGGTCGGCAATGGGGGTGGCGGTGGCAGCAGACCACTTAGACTTTGCGACACCACTGATATCCTTAAAGTTGGTGGACTTCCAGCCGCCGTCCGGGTCGTAGTTGTAGGTGTAGTTCACGCCGTTTGCCTTGATGGTGATGCCAGGAATGCCATTGGCGGGAGCCAGAAGCTGCCAGATCATGCGCTCAGGAACGATACGCGCACCAGTGATAAGCTGTGCGGTGTCATCGTACAGGCGGTTCATCACGTCACGAGCATAGGGGTCGTTGCTGTCAAGAACGCGCAGGATCTCCTGACGGTCTTTTTCACCCAGATGGTAGCCCTCACGGAAGAACGGCATCTCGGTCTCATCAAACTTGAAGCCCTCACGGGTGCGGAACGTAGCCTTTGCGTCAAATGCGCTGGGCATCAGAGAAACGCCAACGCCCTTGTGACCACGCAGCCACTTCAGGTCAAGGCCAGCCTTTTTCTTGGCAGGGAACAGTGCGTCAGATGCAAAGGGCATCGCATTGGTGGGGTCGTTCGTCCAATAGGCGGCAATCGCAGCCGGGGCAAAGACTTCCTTAAGATTCAGTGCCATGTTGTTTTACCTCCTATTAAGCGTTTACGCTGATGTTGTCACGGCAGAAGATGCCAGGAATGGCAGTCTTAAGCGCAGTGACCGCATCAGAATCATAGGTAAAGCCGGAGCTTGCAGCGGCCTTCTTGGTGTCGATAACGCCACGAATCAGCAGAGCGGCATTGGGGTTTTCTGCCGGGTCAACGTCATACAGCAAAATGCCGTCTGCCGTGGCAGAGGTTGCTTTCTTGCCAGCTTTGGTCATGGGATAGCCAGCCTTAACCGCAGCAGTTTCGGTCACGGTAAAGGGAATGGCAGTGTAGTCATTGGAAGCAAGGATGGTATCGTTGATTCCGTTGACCGTGTTTCGGGTAAACTTCATGTTTTCCTCCTTGTTAATGGAAAGCACTCATTGCGTCACTCGATGCCTTAGAAGCATTTGCGTTCTGCTGTGCAAGGCTCTTGGCAAACGCCACGCCCTCACTGTCAGAGCCGCCCTTGCCATCCGCACCCGGAGGTGTGGGCATATCCTTCAGCAGAGAAGCCTTGTATGCGGTGTCGTGGGCGGTCATAAACTCCGACTGGAACTTAAACACCTTGTCCATGTCACCGTCAGCCAGTGCAGATGCGGCTTTGTTGGCAAGTTCAGCGTCATAACCCTGTGCAACGAACTTCTCACGGTAAGATGCAAGGGTCTTTTCCTTAACGAGGTTCTCTTTGTCGGCAGTCAGGGCTTCAATCTGCTTCTGCATCTCTTCCAGCCTGTCAGCCTGTTCCTGTGCAGCATTCTCGTCATCGGTACGCTTTGCCTTGAGCTGTTTCTTGTACTCGGCAGCTTCGCCGTTGGCTTTCGTCACGGCGTTGCGCAACTTCTCGACCTCTGCGCTAGGGTCTGCAACCTTTTCCAGCGCAGAAACGATTTCATCGGCGGTCATGCCCTCTTTGTAGGCATCACCAAGCAACACATTGAGTTTCATATCGTTAATTTCCTCCTGCGTTTTTTTACCGTTGCTTCCCTGCAACGCTGCGAAATTTATATCCCGGCTTCCCTGCCGTTTTTATAGCAAAGGACTATTTGTCCCCTGTTTCTTCATTGGTGCTGTCAGCCTGTTCACCGACCATTTTGTTGGTGTCAACAATTTTGTCTGCGGGCTGTTCCTGCGGTTTCGGAGCTTTTCCGTCCTCGCCCAGCTTGCCATCGGCAATCAGGAAGGGCTTGCTCATTTCATAAGCAGCCTGCGGGTCAGGAAACAGACCGGGCGTTGTGAACGCCAACTGCGGGTCAATGCTCTGGCTGAGCATCTGTGCAAAAATCTGAACCTTGCTTTGCTGATTATCGTACTGACGGCGGGGCAGTTTGATGTTGATGTCGCTTGCCATCAGCTTAGAACCAGCCGCGTCACGCAAGATTTTCAGCATCACAGACAGGCTCTGGCGTTCAGCGAACTTGAACATATTCTCGTACTGCTGCGCCCTTGCTTCGGTGTGATTCCAGCCGTTGCGGACGATAACTGCGCCCACGTTGTCGGACGTTGCATTCTCGCTGCCAGTGGCACTGGGCATGGCAGTCAGACTGCGGTACACGTTCAGCATGGAATCAAGCAGGGTCTGGCTCTGCTGCTGGTCAAGCTCATTTGCAATCTGCGAAACAGATGCGGGCAGACCAGAAGTAGATTTCAGGCACATTGCGCCCAGTTCTTTTACTTGGTCAAGCGCATCTTTGTCCACAAGGCAGTTCGTGAACACCATGATGGACTGAATGAACTGCGCCACGCCGTCCAGACGATTGCTTTCCAGGTCGTTGATGGCATCCAGTACAGGGATAGCTGGTTCAAACAAACCCATGCGCTCCGGGTTGAGCTTGTATTCGACCATCGGCAACATCCCCAGAGAGTGGTTCTCCGATTTCGTAACCTTGCCGTTGTCGATTTCAAAGTACTGGTTTGGCGTATACACACAAATCAGGTCGTTCAGGTCATTCTGATAATTGCGTGGGATGTGCAGCACGTTGGCAATAGGCTTGTGCCCGATGCCGGAGTTGTAAATCACATACGCCATGTCGGGGTCTGGAACGTCCACCAGCAGGGGTGTTTCGTCCGGGTAATTCCCGTTGTAACCCTTGTCAGGAAGAACGATGCGGTATCCCTGTCCGCACTCCAACATCCACTGCCAGAGCCGCCGATCAAGCGCATCCTTGCCCTCATACTGCAAGGCGTTAGACAGGCGAGCGATTTCTTCGCCATCACCTGTTGCCGTCTCAGACCGCACATAAGAGCACGGCGTGCCGCTCATATAGCCTGTGTAGAAGCCAACGCACTCGTTGGCGTGGTTCTCTACTATGCGGTTTGTGATTTCAGCGTGGTATTCCTTCGTACGATGGAGGACAGGCTGACTTCCTAAGTAGTAGTTATGCAAGAAACGAATCTCGTTTTTGTTCAGCAGATGAATAGACTCCGCTTTGCCCATTACCACTTTCAGTACATTCTCCCGATTGATTTCCGTCTCCGGCGTTTCAATCGGTCTACGTCCGGTCAGTGGATTATTCAAAAAGCCGCCAACGACCATCTGATACTCAGCCATGTGTTCCTCCTTTCTGGCAAAATAAAAAGCGCAGCAAGACAAACCCGTTAAGGTCTATCTCACTGCGCTTACAACTGCGCTTCAAAAGCTATTCAGTTTTTAAACTTCGGTACGGAGACCCATGTATCTTTTGGAAGGTTGGAATCCCCAATTGTAATCCAATGGCAAAGAGGGCACAAAAGGGAAAACTTGCCTTCCACTTCGCCAAGATAACGTCCGCAATCACATGGATTGCCGTTCGCATCCTTGTGAGGATGCTTGCATCTAACTTTTGCTACCATCTGTGCTCCTTTCGTTGGATTTCTGGAAACAGGCTGTTGAGCACAGGCCTGTCAGAAGCTGCTGGGAAACTATTCGCACTTCCAGCCGTGCTATTCTTCGCCCGAAGAAAACCATTGCAGCCCTTACATTCAGTTGTCAGACAGACGTAAAACGGGGAAGCTGCAATTTTGGTGCTGCATAATGGATTTGAACCAATGTATGTCCGGTTATGAGCCGGGTGCTCTAGCCTAACTGAGCTAATGCAACATAGAAACCCGGCTTGATTGGTTAACCGCTGCTCTTTGCAATGTCATGCCTAACCCATTGCATCGAGAGCCGGGAATAGCGGTGGAGGTTTTTGGGAATGAATCCACACAAAGCTAGGTAGTTGGTTGTGCTGCGTAACGGAATCGAACCGTTGCTTGCCAGCCATGGGGGAGACAGACTGGCATTCCCCTTACGATTGGAAACGCAACATATAAAGTCCGGTGAAGGCGAAAGAGTGAAAAAACCTCCACCGGTGAAAGGAGGAATACGCCTGTTGACATGTACGCGGGTAAAAATGACAAAGCCCCGCGTGCAAGCTATTCCTTTAAGGGAAGCTACAAAACTTCCTGCGTACATTATAAGCCTTGTCAAGTGGTAAAATCAAATAAATAGACCCAGCGAACACAATATATTGTGTTTTTAATCAAAACGGACGCTTGACAGGCTCAATTTTACTGATTCCGTTATACAGTTCATCGGCAAGCTGTGCCAGGCTGTCCGGCGCATCATCGTGCGGAACTTTGCCAAGCTGCGTGAACATCGTGACCTGCTCCATGAACGCTTTGTACTCTTTCGACTGGTGCTTCTCGTCAAGGAAGTAGAACCGCTTGATGTCCGGCGCATACTGGATGATTCTGGACAGCTTGCTCTGTCCGCTAGGCGCACGTTGGCTGCGAACAGAACAGTGATAGCCCTGCTGCCGTAGCTGACTGTCCACCACGTCACAATATTCATCGCCGCCGTTGTTGGCTTCACCACGCACCACATTGATTTTGTGCTGGATGATTTTGCCCACGACTTCCGGGCGGGTCACAGTCTTGTCACCGTTATTGAACACAAGATCAGGGATGAACACGGCATCGCCGTACACATAAGCGATAGGACAAGCGGTAAAGTCACCGCCGCCCCATGCAATATCCATGACCATGAGCTTGCGATCGGGCTCACCGTCAGGCAGAACGCCGTTGAAATACCGCAGTTCATCGGCAGGGAACAGCAAACCTTCACGCACATAGGGCTTGCCCATGTACTTTGCCCACCATGTTGCATCGTCAATGCTAGCTTTCATGTCGGCATAGTAGGCATCATCAAATCCAACGCCGTAGTCATAATTGAAGTTGCTGTGTCCGTTCTCGTCCACAGCAGGAATCACCCGGAATCTGTACTTTGGATTGTCTGCATACTGGCTCTGGATGCGCCCCAGAGGGTCAAGCACATTCCAGCGTGTGCCGACCATCAGCTCCAATGCACCTTGCTTTTTACGGTCTTTTAGCTGGTTCAGGTAGGCATCGTACTTGTTGTTCAGGCGCTCAACATTCAGACTTTCCTCCAAGTCCTCGATCAAGTCATCGCTGTACAGAACGCCGCCCTCGCCGATTTCAACGGCACCAGTCAGCGTACCGCCAATAGAGCGACAAGTCAGGGTGGGGAAGCGCTTCTTTCGGTTCAAATCAACACTTTCGTCCTTTGCACTTTTGTCCACAAGCTGAACGTCAGGGAAGATTTTGCCCCAGTTGTAAGTCACAGGGTCAGTGATGATGGACAGCACTTCACCATAAAAGCCGTTTGTCAGCTTGTCGGAATGTCCGCTCATAACCGATGCAACGTCAGGACGGTTGCCCATCAACCATGTGATGAAAAAGATGCACAGGGTACTGTTGTGAGTAGGAATCAGTCGCTTCCCAGCGCAATATACGCCGCCCTCAACCTGAATGCAGTTGCCCTGCTTCGGTTCGATGCGCTCAAACCCACAAAATGCCACACGGCGAGGTTTGGAGAACTCTTTTAACTGCTTGCGAGGAACAACGCAAGGAATGGGGCAGGTAGGGTTAAAAGAAATGGAATAGACTGTCAGATTGCCTTTAATGCCACTAGATGATACACGAGGCGGATATTCAACCACGCTGCATCTCCATCCAAAGGTAGAAACCAGCGTGACAAAATCATCTCTCATTTGCGGCTCTGTGGTAGAAAAAGCGTACCGATGCTCTTTTGCCCGTAACGTACCGTCTGTATCAAGAAGACCAGCAAGCAATTCCATACGCTGTGCAATGCTGGCTGTAAAGTATTCTTCTGGAATATGCTTCACGCAGCGGCGGTGACTATGGCACATATCGCCCTTTTGAAGTGCTTGTCGCAGGCCAGAGAATCCGTAGTACTCAACACCAGTGTCCTTGTGAACCGTATGCCAACTAATCGGGTATCCATCGTTAATGACGCGCTCGACAATTGCTCGATCACAAGGCGGTTCACAAATATCCGGGTGTTGGTTGCGACCGTCGCCAAGCCAAGCGCCCAGCGTATACGGCTCAACAGGCAGTTTCTTATATTCTCCCTCGACAAAATTTTTGAACGGAACCTGATAGCAGAATCTTATACCGTCCTTCGTGTCGGCAACATAATCCTCCATCATCCGCTTGGTTTCGATTACGTCAAATCCGTTCTTATGACGGTTAAAGACCGGCCACTCGTGGTTTTCGTGGCAGTCAATGTATGTGCCATCAGAAAAGTGGCAACGGATATTTGCATAATTCTTCGGAGATACTGCCAACACCTTTACAAACTGACCTTTCGGGCTGATAACTTCATCGCCGACCTGTAAATCGCCATGATTCTTCCAGCCGTTTCGTGTAAGAATCGGCGTATCATCGCTCAAAAGCTTGCCGACACGCGCGGGAAGGCTAACTCCCAAGAAGTCAATCCGCTTATAAAACAAGTCCTCAAGGTCATCTGCCAGCACTTTCAAAACCCTGCGTCTCGGTTGATAGAACTTCTTCTCTGGCGCACGATTCCATTCGAGATAGATGCAATAGCTGTCGAACACATCCTTTGCTTCAAACAGATACGTCCGACCGATAATGTCATAGACCTTCGCCACATCCTCGCCTGTTTTCATCTTGCCCATCATGGTTGCACAGATGGAGCGCAGCTCACCAGAGTATTTGTAGGCATCGAACCGCTTGTCTTGCGACAGGGCGTCTCTCAGGTTCACAACCGCCTGAAACCAGTCCTCATAGACCTGCACTTCGGTCGGATTCTGCTTTGCATACGCTTTGATGCTGTCAATGATGGCGATACACTGCTTTGGCTGCATAAAAAATAGGCACCCCCTACCTGAAAATGTAAAGAGTGCCTACAACTGCACAAAAATTAAATATTCGGTTTTATAATGCTGTTTTCGGAAAATTATTTGCTAAAATTTGTTTTAACAGATGGAATATGCGATTTATTTGACCTCTTCTGCAAGCTGGTTGAGTCTGCGTTTCAGCTCGTCTGTATCGTAGTACAAGGCGTCTGCGATGGCATTGAGGATATCGGGCTTGTCGGTGTAATCGCACAACGTTTCAATCAGTTTCAAGCTCTGATCTGACAATTTTACGGGTTTCATGTCGTTTTCCTTTCGGTTTTATTCTCCGGCTTTGAAATTGTAAATTGGCTTAATATGCTTTACAATATCAACGGTTGGAGAGATTGCATTGATGATTTCCTGCGCTGGCTTATAAGCCATTGGACATTCGTCCAACGTAGATTCATCTGCTGACGTAGTGTAAATTCCGTTCATCTGCTTTTGATATTCTTCAACACTGAATGCTTTCTTAGCCGCTGTTCTGCTATATAGTCTGCCCGCTCCATGAGGAGCGGAGAAATTCCAATCAGGATTGCCCTTGCCAACGCAAATGAGGCTTCCATCTCGCATATTAAGTGGGATAATTAACTTTTCTCCCCTTTTAGCAGATACAGAACCTTTTCGGATAATATCATCTGTTTCATCAATATAGTTATGAACAGTTTCAAAGAAAGACGCATGGGTTAGCATAGAATTGATTCCAACACCATATAAAATGGTGTGCATAATTCTTGCTCTGTTCATCCTCGCAAAAGCCTGACAAATCCGCATATCGTTAAGGTAAGAATCACGTTCTTCACCTTCAAGATAGCAAAGCTCGTTCGGAATATCAGGGAACCGAATATCCAACTCTTTGATTTTTTGCGATATTTCCTGTTCACGACCTTGCTTTTTCAGTTCCTCGATCATGCGTTCCGTAGCTTCTTTTCTTCTGTTCTTTCCATTGATATTTGAAATGGCTACGTTTTGATGATACTCTGCAACTTGCTTTCCAAGATTTCGGCTTCCAGTATGGATAACAAGGTACTGGTTTCTTTCTTCATCCTCGTCCAACTCAATAAAATGATTGCCACCACCCAAAGTGCCCATACTGCGAAGAATCCAGTCAACATTATGCAAACTATCTTTGCAATCAAGCTGACTGAGGAAAGCATCCGACATTTTCTGCGATTCGTGAACATTCATTCCAGCCGGGACACGTTCTCTGATCACTTTATCTAACTTTTTCGGGTCGATGTGTTCAATTCCAAGTTCAGCGACAAGCATTCCGCAACCAATGTCCACGCCCACAATATTCGGAATGACCTTCTTGCCCAAGTTTGCCGTAAACCCAATTACGCACCCGGAACCGGCATGAACATCTGGCATAATGCGAATCTTGCATCCGTCAACAAAGCTCTGATTGCAAAGCGTCAAAATCTGCTCAGACGCTTTTTCTTCAATATTGTCCGTGAACACCTTTGCGGACGCATATTTTCCTTCAATCGTTTTCAACTTGTTCTCCTTTCTTGCTTGGTTTTATTCTAGGTTGTGAACAATGTCAACTGATTTTCAGCCTTTTAATAACTTCATCTGCTGTAAGGAACCCTTCTACATCTTTGTCCGTGACAGACCCCATTACTTCAATCAAGCCTTGTTCATAGCCATATGAACCATATCCGCAGATAGCATCCAATGCTCGCATTTCGCCATCATAGACCACAATCTGCGTTCCCCAGTCTTGATCTTTGAATAAATCAGGCTCTTTCGATACCAATTCATCCATTTCGGGAAATCTGCGACCGTATGTGTGTTCAATGCCACGTTCTGCAAGCATAGCATCCAACTTATCCATCTCTGTCATTTTATCCAGCCTTTCTCTGTTCAGCAATCCGATACCATGTCTGGCGGGTCACGCCAAGCTGCTTGGCCGCATCCGTTACCGTGAGAATGCGCTTCTCCACCTGTTCGTGAAGAACATGAAAAAGGTTGCGGTCGTACTCGGTGGGTTTGCGGCCTTTATAAACGCCTTTCTGCTTTGCCACTTCGATGCCCTCTTGCTGGCGATCAAGCATATTCTGTCGTTCAAATTCGTTGATGGCTGCAATCATCGTCAGCATCAGTTTACCTGTTGGAGTTCCTGTATCTAGGTTTTCTTTATCACTTGCAAGGTGTACGCCGTTAGCTTGTAGCGTTTCGACCATTTCAAGCAAGTCCTTTGTGCTACGAGCAAGGCGGCTGAAATCGTGGATAAACACGGTATCGCCCGGCTGAACTGATTTAAGCATCTTTTGCAACTCTGGTCTATCCATATTCTTGCCAGAGACTTTCTCGATAAACCAACGGTCAATGTTATGCCGCTTCAACGCTTCTACCTGTCGTGCCTCATTCTGTTCGACAGTAGATACACGAACATACGCTATGTTCATTCAGAATCGCCGTCCTTTACTTCTCTTATCTGATAAGCGCCCGTTCTAGTTAGCTCCCCGTTGTCCGGCTCGACAACAAGCCTGTATCCCAGCACTTCTAAAATCTGAACCATCGTAGATAACTTCATATCATCGGCCAAAACACGAGAAGATACGCTAGAAATTTTTTTATAATCAAGTTTTTTTCTGAGGTATTCGTATGTCCGATGCTGCTCTTTGATAATCCCACGAAGAATTTCGCTGGAATTTACCTTGTTGTTCGTAGCTGCCATTTTTTTGCCCTCTCTTCCTTCGGTATCATTATACGCTTTCTAGCGTAAGCTGTCAAGAGAGCAATTCAGCCCTAGCGTATATATAAATATACTATACTCTGTAAATACAGAGTATAGTAGTATAAGGATGTTAAACTTTTTACATGGAAACGTGTATACGCTTTATTTTTGATTTGTTCCGAATCTGTAAAGTATATTTTCTTCAAATTTCCATATTGACAAGTGTTCAATATCTGGTATATACTATCATCAGAAACAAAGCGAGGTGATGAAGTTGCAGAAAGCAGCAGAGCCATCTAAAAACGAATCTATGCGTATGGTTTCGTTCAGGCTTAGCGAAGAGGATATCGAAAAAATCACATTTTGCGCTAACGCTCTGGATGGAACCAAGAGTGATGTTGTGAGAATGGGTATTGATCTAATCTTCAACGTTGCAGAACGCATAAAAAAATAAGCTATCAGCACCCACCTACCAAAGTTTGGCTGATAGCTTATCCGTTACAAAAAGAAGGTACTGCAACCACCAAGGGGGCAGTCTCCCTTTTCGGAATCTATTATACCAAAAAGGGCTGCTCTCCGCAAGAGTTAGGAGCAAAAAACATGAACTTTCCTACGAAAACCGAAGAATTTTTGAAAACCCTCGCACACGGCAAAGAGCCGACCAGCGAGGACAGGGAGTACGCAGAAGCACTTGGTAAGCTGTCCGAACTGAACTATCGGGCAGGGTACGAAGCGGGAGCAGCCAATAAGAACGACAAAATCTGATGTCAACACTAGTGAACACAATATCTAGTGTATTTTTGATTGACATTCAGATATTTTGCAGTTACACTTATTGCACAGCAAAACGAAAGGGGGTGAATGTGTATGAGTAGTCCTTACGCAGAGCGTTACGGTCACACCGTTACCATCAGCGTGACGGAGCGGCAATTTGCAAGCTTGCAGGAATACTGCATCAAGAACCGGGTCTCCATTTCTGCTGCGTTCCGTGAAGCGTTCTTTACGCTGCATCCGATGGATTCAACTAATGAAAACGAAAAATGATACGCTCGCTTGGGTCGGCAAACTTTAGCGAACGTATCATCAAAACCACTGGAACAAGCTGTTCCAGCCTTATTATAGCAGGAATTGGCTTGTTCCGCAAGAACCATAGGAGTTTTTATGGAACAAAAGGTTAAATATGCTATCAATCTTATCAGCGAAAACGGGCAAGTTGTCGTTTCCAGCCGTGAAGTAGCAGAACACTTCGGCAAGGAACACAAGAACGTTATCCAGTCCATTGAAAATTTGGCGGCTGAAAATTCAGCCACCAAATCCATGTTCTACGAAACCACGTTTGAAAATCGTGGTAAACAGTATCCAATGTACCTCATGAATCGGGATGGGTTCAGTTTACTCACGTTTGGCTTTACCGGCAAGGAAGCCCTTGAATGGAAGCTTAAGTACATTGATGCTTTCAATCAGATGGAGCAGAAGCTCACCAATCCCGAACCTGAGTCCACGGAAATGCTGTTGAGCCGTGCTCTGATCGCCGCTAACAGCGTTATCGACACGGAGCGTAAGAAAGTAAAGGCTCTGGAAGCGGAAAACGCCAAGATGAAGCCCGATTCCGACTACGCAAAGGCGATGCTGCTCTCCGATGAAAGCCTGACTACCACACAGATTGCTATGAACTACGGCCTGACCGCTCGGAAGCTGAACAAGATTCTTGAAGAAATGGGCATCCAGCACGTTGTAAATAAGCAGTGGATTCCATACAAGAAGTATCTTGGCAACGGATACGTTGTTGGGCATCCGATCGAGCTACCGAACGGCAAGACGAAAGAGGTCACCCGCTGGACGAGAGCCGGTCAGAAGTTTATTTATAGCAAGCTTAAAGAAGCGGGCTATCTGCCTGTTGGTGAGCAGATTAGAATGGAGACGTGCTGATGGACTATTTGAAGGAAGTGTTTCGGCTACAAGCTGAAAACAAGGAGCATCAGGAGAACTTGAAGAAGTGGTCTGAAGCTCTCGGTCTCGCTCTGTCTATTCTGATGCCGGAAAAGGACAATCTTACAAACGAGGAAAAGAAAGAACGCGACAATATTTATTTTGCCATTGAATCATGCGTAAAAGGATTCTGTACTAGCAGCCATGCCATCGGCTACAACGATTGTATGCTTGAAATGGCAAAACACGGTGCAGCACACGAACCGATTATTTATCCCGAACAGTAAATAACACATAAGAAAAGCCAGTGGTTAGAAAACATCTAGCCGCTGGCTTTTTGTGTTATGGGTCAATCCTGCAAAGCAATGACTTCGTAGGAGCTATATCCAGTAAAACCGGACGATGGGTAAAGTTCAAATGTTGTTGTTTGCCCAGACGGAAGTGCATCGGTTATGTATGTGTAATCGCCACCCACAGGAACTTCGTTTCCATTTGTATCTTTCATTTTATAAATAACGATAACTTTTATCCAGTTGCTCGTGAACTGGCTATTGTTTGTAATTTGACCTGTGTAACGCAAATCGTACCCAGAGCCGCGTTTAGAAACATTGGTGACGGAAAGCTCACCAGCACGAATAACCTGATTGGATGCGCTCGCTTTGTGGAAATTCCACTCATCCGCACTAATAGTGTATTCCATTCTGGCTGGAGCAATGCCTTCGGAATCAAACGACACATATCCAGCGTACCAATAAGAGTCTCCCTCTGCAATCCAGTCAAGAGTTTGTTCATCGGTTTTTAGAACCGAACCGTCAGAACCGAAAACAGAGGCCTTTAGAGATACAAAATCAACGGCGTAATCGGGGTACGTATTCTCAACCAGTACAGCGTAGTAGACATAGTATCTCGTCTTTCCGTATTCATATCTTTTCTCAAGGTGACTATGAGATTCCTTAATTTTAACAGTTCCTTCTGCGTTAGTTTCTTCCAGTTGAACAGGGGATGTAATCTCATCTGGCTTTCCGACCGCTATCGCACATAAAGGCGACATTAAAAGTACGACCGCTATCAGAGCCGCCGCCATGATTCTCTTTCTCATTTTTGGTTCTTCCTTTCTTTGGCATGTTACCTTTAGTTGATTATAGCACAATCTAGGCTCCGAGAGGGGCCTTTTTGTATTTTTCGGAAAATTTGGAGACTTGCACAATCGGATGGGTTTCGTTTTGTGAAGACGGGGTGGGCTTGGCAACACGAACCCCAAAAAACGCCTTTTTCTTTGAAAAATTTTATCGCGGGCATGACCTGCCCCACCCCCGGCGCTCCCTATATACCCCGCCGGTAGAGACCCCAGCCCCCAGCGCACCCGGACAGCCTGCACAGCACAGGCAGCAGCGCAGGCCGTGCCAGATGCAAGGCAGACCACGACACGCACCGATACACACGCCCGAACGCTGGACATGCTGCACCGGTCTGCACCCGATACCAGATAGACAGTGCCGGATAGATCGGGACGGCGGCGGCACTGGAGGGCGGGCAGTGCGTCCGATAGGGCACGACCAAACGGACACGCAAGCGCACTAAAAATAATACGCAAAAAAGCGTAAATACCTATTGACATTTACGCAAGAAAGCGTATAATATAATCAGACGCAAGAAAGCGTAACACCTACCAAATACCGTTACAAAACAGGAGGACAAAACCATGAAGAATAAACCGAAGTGTGCAGACATTTTCACCGCATCTTTTGCAGATGGCAATTTGATGACCGGAACTCTTGAGCAAATCTATGCAGCCCAGAACGGTCGCGCCGTTACCATTCGCCCGGCTGTGTGGCTCTACCAGAGCAAGAGCGGGGAATACCTCATTGACTATATCATGGAGGGGTTCGGTTCTTCGCTTGGCGTATTTGACACGCTGAGCGATGCAGAGACCGCCAGAAACGTCTTTGACGCTCAGCCCGCCGCCGATATTGCCCGGATGCTCCACGCCGAAACGGTCAAATGCTTTTCTTGCCCGATGCACCTTGAAGCGCTGGGCAGCGATGGGAAGCGGTATCAGGCAGAGTACAGCCCGGAAAGCAAAACAATCTATTTTACCATTCCGGCACACGTTAACGTTTTGGGATATATCCCGATTGAGGAGGTATAAAAATGACGACGTTTGAAGAAAAAGTGAACGCATACCGCGAAAACAAGCGGTTAATTGAAGAGCTTGAAGCAATGAACGATGCCGTAAAGGCTGAAATAATCGCCATGATGCACGGCGCGCCGGAAATGGTGCAGGGCACTGCAAAGGCCATTTATAAGGACGTGCAGAGCGTCCGACTTGATAGCAAGCTTTTGCAGGCAGCGCACCCGGATATTTACGCCGAATGCAGCAAGCGCACCACATACAAGCGTTTTAGCGTGGTATAAGGGGGTGCGACAAGTGATATTATCTTGCATCCTGTTTTTCTTCTGGTTTTTCTCTGCTTTGTTTAAGGCGTCGAAATGACACCGCCCGGACACCTTAGCAGGGCCGCACCGAAAAGCGACCCCGCCCCAGCCCAAAAGGGCAAAAGCCCTAGAAAGTGAGGTTTTTTTATGATGTACAGTACTTTTTCCGTCCGTGATGCAGTCAAGACTGCCTGCCCTGAGTTGGTAGATACCATTTATCGCCGTGCTCCGTATAAGTCCAAGGAAGCATTTGATGAGATTTATGATCACTGGCAGCACATCTATGACACCGGAGAGCAGTGGGCAAAAGAGCCCATTGCTCCGTCCGTTCCTCTGACTATTAAGCGATCCCCGGACAGCGATCTGACCGCTCAAAAAGCAATCACCGCCGAATGCGACAAAGAACTTTTTGCTCTATACCTGCATATTATGTGCATGGACATGCCGGGAAATATCGTCCACGGCGCTGCTGTCACGGTAAACATTTTCGGGACGGATGATGCACACATTCACATTGCCGGGCACGACATTACTCCGGAGCAGCTTGTAACCGCATGGAATGCCGCAAACCCCAAAAAAGAAAAAATTTACGCTTACTAATCCTTACCACAAATCTATCAAAGCCCGGTCACGATGTGGCCGGGCTTTTCTTTTGCCTTGCATCTGCTGAGGGTGCAGGGCTTTTATTTTGTCCAGATGCAATACAGACACACGCAAGCATTTACGGCGTGTTTTGTGCCATCCATGCAAAATTATACCGCCCACGCCGCAAAACAGCGCACAGGGCTTTACAGTGGCGTTTCCTGCGATTGTGCCCGCTCAACCGCCCACTATACCGGACCGGCACAAGCAGCTATAACAATACCGGCTGCGACACGTTGGAGCGCGCACACGCACCGGGACGCCCCGCACCGATACCAAATACCAGCGCTACGCCGTACGCTGTACAGGTCAGCACAGCCGCCTATTATAATAATGTATATAAGGGTGCAGCACACCGCAGATCATGCCAGCCCGGCGGGGTCAGCTCCTACCGTGTGTGGATCTCTGGCAAGTGCTGCACCCGGCGCACCTGCTGATGGGTCAGCGTCTCCACCTGTACAGGGCCAGCGGCGGGCGGCGCGGAACCATTGGCGGCTCTTGCCGCATCTCTTTTCGGGCTTTCGCCCGATAGCTAATAAGGGCGAGCAATAGTCGTAATGTTCCGGCTGGAATAGTCGTAATAGCTTCTGGAATAGTCGTAGCCAATAGTCGTAGTTTCCCCTGACAAATAGTCGTGGAATAGTCGTAAAGTCGTCAGATGACTAGCTTTTGAAAGTCCTATATATCGTATAGTAACGAGCGGCTCACTGATAGTCGCAGAGTAATAGTCGTAGCGTTTTCTAGCGAATCATCGTAAAATAGTCGTGTATTTTTTGTGTGAAATAGTCGTTCGCCTTTTAGGGGGAGGGAGGTTCGATAGTCGCTAAGTCATCCGACACCCCAAAAATCAAGATGTGTCAAGACACCTGTCAATTTTATTCTCGCCCAGCCATACCAAATTCGTATATTAACCGTACTTATTATAATATACACTTATATATCCTAGTAACTATATAGGGATTATTCTGCTGGAATAGTCGTATCATCCGATTCGGTTCGTTCTTCTCTGATTTAATTACCGACAACTACAATCATATCATACCAATCGACTGGGATTATCCATTCGGTAAATACCTCAATACTTTTAACTATCAAATAAGACTATCCGGCTGGTCAGATGCTTTCAATCTGTAATCAACCGCTTATATAGTTATGCAACATTTCTACATATTCAACCGACTACAAAATGAAGTCAATTCTCTATGTGAAATAGTCGTATACCATCCACCAGCCTGAACCTCACGCCAGTTCTCGCTTACGGTCTGCTCTGCTGGCTAACGGTATAGCTTTTGGAGATAGAGGGTTGTAGGGGGAAAGAACCTTTACAATCGTGGGAAGTCAGACCCATCAGTCTGCTGCTTCTCATGCTCTCGGTCAATCCAATTAAGGGCTATTGGCTTCCAGTTGATAATAGGACTTCCGCTTTTCGTTCGCCATCCCAGTCCCTCGTAATATCGCATGAACTGGTTTGCGTACCTTGTCGTGCTTCCGTTATCAATAAAGAACTCACTGACCTCTTCGAACTGAGGGGCGCACGGAGCGCCCTCGTCTAATCTACTATGTTTATATTTACTATGTATATATCTACTAGTGGGCAATTTTCTGCCCGATTGTTGGGCACTATTTTGCCCGATTGTCGGGCAATTTTCTGCCTGATGGTCGTTACAGTTGGGCAATATATTGCCTGATTGATAATCGAACAGTTCCTCATCGTCAGGATACCCAACGTAAATCGTGTTGGATTTTGAATAATTGCGCTTGCATTCAATCAATCCAGCGTCTTTCAACTCTTTCAAGTATTCTTTGGCTACTCTTTCCTTCTTCCCTACCATGTCCCCTGCTTCTGCGTTGGAACATCGAACAAACACCCGTCCTTTGCTGTCGACCCATTCTTTACCGTTATGTCTTGACGTGAACGAGCGATCAAGAAGGTCTACATAGATGACCTTCGCATTTGCGCTAATGCTCATCTTGTCAAGAAATCGTGGGTAGATTTTATATCGGGGACACACAATGTTCGCTGTTATGTACTGCATTTTCTTCTCCTGCAATAGTCGTAGACCTCTACAATGCGCTCACAGCCTCGTAGAGCCGTTACATATACGTTTTATGTGTTTGGTCGACAAAAGTGCTGTACGGTGATAAAAAGCGTTTGTAGGGCTTCTGTGCGCGTATATGCAAAAGGATGCCATTGCTGACAGCCCATGCGCTCATATTCTGTATTCGCTTTCAATGCCGCAAGACTACGTTGGACGAATGAACCAGATAGGTCACGCCGTCAATTTTTACTTGCAGCTGGTCACCCTCGTAATCGTCCCAGCTATTCAGCTTGCCCTCAATAATCGTTCCATCAGGCATTTTCAGCTGTGCCCATGAGTAGCTATACGTCAGGTCTACCACCTGTTTGTTGCATCCAGTCATCAGCATAATGCCCGCCAGAGCGGATGCACATACGGCCAAAATCTTTTTCATAGTCGTTCTCCTTTACGCCATATAGTCCTCAAATCGTTTCGCAGACTTGAAAATTATCTTGTTGTTACACCATCTTTGCAAGTGCCGAATCTCTTTCGGCGCGGATGGCTTGTTGTAAATCATCACATAGGGGTCGTAGCCCAGATCACGAAGCGTGTAGATGCGATACAAGTCTTGTTCCAACGTGCTGTTGAAGTTCGTTAGACAGTAAACCATGCCAATGTTTGACTTGCGCCGAAATCCCTTTGCAAAGTCCTCAAACTTGCCTTTCAAGTCATCGTTAGGGTTATCCCACGCAAAATGTAGCGTGCCAATACGCATCTTGTTGATGTCCTCAATGTCTGCTTGATTCAGCAAGCGAATATCCAAACCTTGTGTGAAGTCGATTTTGGCGTGGGTGTCAATGTACTGCCGCATAAGGTCACGCTTGTCTTTACAGGCTGTGATGTTTGGGTCTAAAACTTTGATTTCGTCCTGACCACACCAAAAGTCGCTCACATCTGCCACTTTTACGGCACATCTTCCCTCTTTTGCTGCAACATGGCAGAAGGAACATCCTCTAGGGCATCCACGACTTGTCATGCTTACTGCAAACGGGAACTGTGGGTAAATGCTGTAATCTGGAAACGACTTTTCGATTTCGGGCGGCAAGTCAACGTCTTTCGATTTATCGAATATTTCTTTGCCGTCCACTGTGCGGATTGCGTATCCTGTGCCGCCTTTAATCACTTTGTCTGCATTCAATGGTTCCGGCACGTCAGGGCTGTACACGTCTGAAAAAATCTTGCTCATGTACACGATATCATAGTGGATAAAATCACTCCACCACCATTCAACATCATCCCCTTTTGCCTTGTGATAGCTTGAAATCCGCATCAATGCAAGGTTTGGGAAATTGTGTCCGTCTACGTCAATCAATCCAATTTTCATATTATCAGTCCATCCAAGTGTACTCTTGAAACTGTTGAATCTGCTTGTTAAACGTAATGGGGAGGTCGCCTATCCCGCCTTCCTTGTTCTTGCTCAGCCGGAACAGATACTTGTCGGGGTTATCGCCAGACAGAAGGATGATCGCATCAGCGTCCTGTTCAATCTGTCCGCTCTCTCGCAAGTCAGAGTTAGTAGGCGTTGCTCCGGGTTTTGATGGGTTTCGATTTAACTGCGCCAGAGCCACCACAACAATGCCTGTGGTCTGCGCCAACTCGTGTAAGGCAATGGATATGGCTGTAATGGCGGCATATCTGTCCTTTGCGCCTGTTTCGTGGATGAGTTGAAGATAGTCTACGAAGATGACCTGAGCTTTTTTACGAAGAGCCTGAGCCTTCATCCACGCTACGTTCTTCCCGGCAGCGGAGCGGATATATAATGGCATCTTCATGTTCTTTGCCTGTCCGTCAATCTCATTCAAACTGACCGCCTTATTTTTCACCGTGTCCAGCGGGCAGTATATTTGATTAGCCATCAGACGTGCACCCAGCTTGCGTTTGCTGGTTTCCAAGCTGAAATAGTACACGGTGTAGTTCTGCTTTGCCATGTTTGCTGCTATTTGCAGGGACAAAGCTGTCTTACCAGCAGACGGTCTGCCGCCGATGATGATAAAATCACCCGGTGAGATGTGCAGTGCTTCATCCAGACGCTCTAGGCCTGTCTTGATGTACACAGGCTTCTCGTCCATGTGAAGCACATAGTCGTTCAGCACATCCTCGTATGTCCACGCATCTTCTTTCTCAGCTTTCAGGCTCATTGCTTCGCCCATCTGCTGGTAGATGTCTGATAGATCAGAATAGTCGGTAAGCTCGCTGGTCATCTGAAATGCCAGACCTTGCACACGAGTGAGCGCAGCCTGTTCCCTGATAAGCTGCGCCCAACGCTGCATCTGCTCCCTGTCAATTCGTACACACTCTGATTCACAGGTTTGTACACACGCCAAGAGCGTCTGCGCTACGTCTGGATGCTGCGTGTTTATCTCGACTATATCTATCTTGCCCCTAGCCGTCCAATAGCCCTGAACAGCCGCAAAAGCGTCTCTCAACTCAGGTCTGAACAAGTCAAGTTCAAGGTCTGGTATGATTTCATCCACAACGCCCGGCTTGCAGAGCATCAGCGCACCGATAAATACCGTTTGAACGTCCATTGTCATAGTCTAGGAAACTCCATCTCCGTACTTTGCTCGTACTGGTCATTCTGTTTCAATGCGTAAATGTCCTGCCACCCAGCATAGATACTCTGGTCAAGTATGGCTTTCCAGTCATGCCGATCAAACTTTTCCAGCTTGTTGCAGAGCATCTGTTTTGCCCGGTCTGTCATAGGCTTTTTGATTCTTGTACGCATCTGTGCGAACTCTCGCAGGGATTCCAACAGGGCTTTATCGCCATGAGCAAAGTCGGAGAAAATGTCAGGTTTCTTCTTGACTGCACTTTCCGGCAAGGTTTTGACGCTCGTCTGATTGTCAGTTGATACAATGGGTTCATCATCATCTGACTTTGAACTCATAGATGAGCTGACCTTCATCTCATTTATGACATGAGGATGAGATGACTTTCGTGTAGACCATCCTTTTGACGCAATATCGCTTCTTTTCGATTCTTCATCGAGCAGATGCTTAATCAAAATGAAACAAGATTCTGCTTTTTTTGAGTTCAAAGTTGCGTCTTTTCCTTCAAAAACGTATGCACAGATTGCATCGTATAGTTCCAACTTCTCTTTACTTTTCAGTGTGGAGATGGCTTCAAAGTAGTATCGTTGGAACGTAAAGCTGTCTCGTTTTTTGTCCATGCTCAGTCCTCTTTGTAGCGTTTGTTCCATGCTTCGATGGCTTTTTCTTTACCAAATGTTACAGAAGTGCTCACCCCGCATTTCCCGCAGACTACCCAACTAGCCATGTCAACGTTGAATGGATGAATCACTTTTACAGTCGGCGGTTCCGCACCGCAGAACGGACATCTTTTGAGTTCTTCCATTTTTTATCCTTCCTTCGGTGCTGGTATTTTTGCCCATGCAACCACCTTTACCTCATTAACAAGCGGAATGTTTTTCCACTCTCCATCAATTGTTTTTGCAACAACTGTCATTCTAGCTCCGCTTTTATGTTCGATAGTAACAAGAACATCTTTTGACGTTTTCTTGAACATGTATGGCCCCCACTTGCTTGTCCCATTGTACTGTGCAAAAATCGAATCATGTTCCGGCGGTAATCCATCGTGCCACTGAACCGCTTCCAGCGTTGGCGCGGTATCGATTGCATCCAACGCCTCATCATAAGTAAAGCCCTTTACGGAATCAGAAAACGAGCTTCTTTTGTTGGTCTCATTCTCCCATCTTTCAATCTTCTGTCGCAGTGCATCAGCATCAATCAATCTCATATTATTCCTCCTTTGGTGGTTCGGGCATATACGCCCAGTGCGTCACTTGTGCGTATTTTTCGCCAAATTCGCTTTTCTCGAAATTGTAGTAGCCTTCGTATGTGTCAGTCCAGCATCGACCATTCCAAACCGCCTCAAACACTTCTGGCTTGTCCCCAATAAGGGTTTGCATAGAGACAAGCACCGCATCGCAATCACTAGGTGGAAGTCCTTCTTTTTTAATGGAGTGCCAAACAACTTTGCTTTCGCTCATAGTGTTCTCCTATACCATCGGGAACGCCATCCAATGCGTCACCGTCACATCTTCCGGCAGTCTCTCGCCTATCTCGTCCCAGAACTGACCGTCTGTGTAGCAGCCAAGATAATAGTGCGTCGGTGTAAATCCGCCTTGCAACAAATTTCCATTTTTATCATACCACGTTGTCTTAGCTGCAAGCAACAAAGGTATCGTTCGCTCTTTCGGTACTTCACTTGCCGGATGCCGCATCTTATTGTTCATTCAATCACCATCCCATACACCATCTGGGCGCATTCTGGCAAACGCAAGCAACTCACACAATGCGCGTTTCGCATTGCCTTCCGTTGCGTGCCAGTAGTCGTTATCGTCTACATCATCGCCCAAAGCGGCAATAGCATTTTCCAGCATCGGAATGCTTTCAGCTCCGGTTTTACCGTAGATAGATCGGATGCCGTTCTCGCCGAATACATCATTACGGTAATAGAAGTCTGAATAGTTCCATGTGACATTCAACCACAGCTCTTTCGTCCCGCCTAATGCTCGCATTCCACCGCTGATAAAGTGGTTCGATTCCGCAGTCAGTGTTTTGTGTGTCACAGGGTCGCACAATGAAATATCATAGCTCATTTTCTCTTTTCTCCCATTCCTTGCAGCCACGTTCATCCCACACAAAGTCTGCAACGTGTTCTGACAGAGCGTTTGTACACACGCCCTCAAGCTCTGCGTACCATTTGCAAGAGCCGCAGGACGGCTCGGGTTTGTTTTTACAAGATTCTGCCGTGCATCGGATGGCCTTGCTAGCAGAGAACTGCTTGATGCCCATGCAAGAGCAATGTTCGGTGGTGCAGTAAATGTCCATTATCTCTGCCCTCTCTTTCTCCTTCTGTTGGCATTGAATCGCCCGATCACTCGCTTATACTCCTCATAGCATTCCGGGCACAGGTCGCCTGTGTCCCTACGCCATCCCCAACCTTTTAATAGCTCATCTTCGTCATAGGTATAGTATTCTAGATTATATCCGCAGCGGTCACATACTCGCTTGTGGTAGATTCCTCTGTCAGTTTGCATTAGTTGCTCCTTTTGCCAAATTTCTTCTGCATCTTGGCCATCAATGCTTCGATACGATCCTTATTTCGTCATATTATCACCGTGAAAAATTAAGATTCCGTTTGTTTAAAGAATTCTTTCCATTTGCCGCACGGAAGATAATGCCATTCTCCGTAATCATCATCGTAGAAATCCGTATTTATCGCCAAAGTACCATCTAATTCAACCTCCCCGAAATAATTTTCCCCTTTTTCAAATGAGCCGTTATCCTTGATGCACAAAAATTTGTCCATAATATCCTCCTTCTTTTCTGTGTATTGACACCTTCACGTTTTTTGGCTTACTACCAATAGCTATTTCCCATCGCTTGCCACCTCTCTATATTCCACGTCAATTCCTTTAGGCAAAGCCGTCTGGTACTTCTGTGCCAACTGTTCTGCGCTTTGGGCATCACCCAACGGCTGTTCAGGCGGTGCAACGGTGACTTCCACGTTGTCACGCATACCAAAGTAGTTCTTGGCTCGGAAAATCCACTCTGCCGGGTTTTCCTGACCGTACATACCGTTGTACGCCCACATGGACTGCATTTGCAGAATCAGCTTCAAGATGTACTTCTGCTGCAAGCTGTCGTCACGACGTTTGCCCGCCATAATCTGTTTCAGGCTTACCCATTCGATACCCAGCACCAGTGCAATCCATTCGACCACAGGGGAGATTCTGGCTTCGATGCAAGCGTCAAAGAAGAAGTCAAGGCGCTGCTGCACTTCAATCGGGTTGTTCATGTCCACGCTCGGAAGGTCTCCAAAATACTTTGCTGCAATCATGCCGATGACCTTCTTGTCCTCTTCATCACCGATTCTAGACTGCAAATCGCCTGTGTTCAGCATCTTAGACCTCGTGATTGCTAACTCCTGTTGTTCTTTCACCTTTTTACTCACCTGTGAGCGGATAGATTTCCGCTTGTTAAGCATCTGCTGTTTCTTCTTCTCACGCTCTTTCTCGCGCTTCGCAGCGGCTTCTTCTTTCGCCTTTTGCGCTCGCTTCTCACGCTTTTTCTTTTCAGCTTCGGTCAGCGGCGGTCTGCCACGACCACGCTTCGGGGGTGTTGCCAAGAGTTATCACCTCTTCATCTTCGCTTCGATTTTATCCAGCTTGGTTGCAATCCACCAGACGGAGCAGCAACTGTCCAACTGCCGCCACCAAGCGCACTTCTCTTTCTCACAGACGCACCGACCAAGCGGATTGCTGGTCAGCTTCATTGGACAGTAAAGTTCGTTGTCCATCATTTCCACCCCATCATAACTGCCGTACAAGCAACCAGACACGCGTTGACGAACACCCAGACGAGCATTGCCTGCCGTTCCTCAAACAGGTTGCTTGCCATGTCCTTGATTGTCCGCTCAGACTGAACCACCACCGCCAGCAAGACTAAACAGACCAGCCAGCGGGTCATAAATTCAAACATTGTTATCCTCCATCAAATCGTCCATGCTCAACTGACCGCTGATGTTGTCATCTTCCATCCACCAACGAAAAACGTCCATGCCAGTCTGCCAGTCACACGGTAAACCTTTTGCTTTTCTGGCATCAAGCATTCTTCCAAACGCAGAAATGTACATTTTCTCATAAGAAGGCCAGCGCAAGAACTCACGCTGTCTGCCCCCCCTACCAGCAATAGGGCAACCGATGCAGCCAACACGCTTCTGTCCTTCGCAGTAAAGCGGGTTGATGGGCAAGTGTTCGCTGTGCGTGTAGTCCCATACATCATCATCAGACCAATCTACAATAGGGTTGACGGTCATCTTGCCTTTGACGTTGCACGTTTCAAACAGCTTTCTCTTCTCGTCATTGTCGCCCATGAGGATGATGCGCTTCTCTTTGTCTTTGTGCATCAGCTCCATCACGCCACGACTATTCTTTCTCCGAGCGGATTCAGCCCACCGCACACCTGTTGCAATGAATCGGTTTTTGCCAGTGTTCTCTTTCAAAACATCACAGCAATACCGTACAAGTCGTGTGGGCGGCATCAGCTTTTGAGGAATCAGCGTCCACATGGACACGGGCTTGTCCTTGTATCGTGGCATGACAATGGAACATTTGACTCCACGTTCTTCCATCGCCTTGAACTGCTCACGAATGAAATAGACCGTCTCCGGCGCATCTGCGGTAGTATGGCTGTTGACCACCTCAAAGTTAATTCCTGCACGTTCAGCCAGAGCCACAAGCACCTGTGAATCCTTACCGCCAGAGTATGTGACCATGAGCGGCTTCTTGTACCGATGCTCAGACAGCCGTGCAGCGCCCTGCAACCGTGCGATAGCAATCTGTTCCTTGTCCATTATTACCTCCACCTAACGTCCTCTATAATGTTTGAATTTTCAGGTGTGCAAACCTCGTACAGAGTACATACAGTTTTCCTTCCGCAAATCGGACAAATAGGAATTTCCCCGTTGTCTGCCATCGCAGTTGCAACGCGTTCATCACACACAGAAATGGCAGTATTGCAGAAGTAACAAGTGAACATTGCTCTTTTAATACGGCAAGACTTTGGGTTTATTGAAGTGATTTCCGAAATGGCTTCTACCGAAAATACTGCCATCAGCTCCACCTTTCTCTCAGCTCTTTTTCGACCTGTTCTGACTTTGCGGTGATGTAATCTGCAAACTCGTCAGGGGTCATGTCCTCTTCCTTGAACTGCCCAACCATCTCCCAGTACCTGTCACCGTCCCATCGGCTGGTATCGGTTTAGGCAGCGCGGGTTATTGCAAAATCGATCGCTTCCGATGATGCGCAGCGGCTTCCCGCAGTAGGGGCAGAAGTCCGGGAGCTGTTGTGGCGTGGCAGATTCCATGTCTGCCTTTGACGCACCGGTTTGCATCAGCTTAATCACGCAGTAAGCGGAACCCGGCTGCGCTGCCGCAATGCAGCTCTGACGTGCTGGGCATTTTGAGCAATCGTACATCGTCACTCCTCCATCTTTGCGCCACAGTTCGGGCAATAGTGATAAAGACGGGGTGCAGCTATCGCTTCACTAGGAAACTTGCAGTTCGAGCACACCCAAAAGGCATCGTCGAAGCAGACGCTCTCTTCCCAGTGCGCCACCGGCCGCAGTGTTTCCGGGTCGATAATAGGGGCGTTTTTGATGGCTTCCAGCACATCTTCGAGCGTGTCATAAGCGGCGTTATTCCAGTCTGGTCTGTTGTCTCCGGGCAAGCTCATTTGCCAGTCGGAGATATATCTGCCAAGCGCATTTGCATCAATCAATCGTTTATCGCTCATTTCTGTTCTCCTTTCAGCCAGTCGTTCAGCTTTGCCATGCAAAAGGGGCAAAGAAACGGCTCATCATAGCAATCGCAACTCCAGTAGTCCCATGCGTCATGTACGTTCTTGTCAACCAGAATCACGGCGTTGGGCTTATGTCTCCCCATCTCATCGGGCGGTTCAGGATCAAACATTTCTCCGCAGCGGTCACATTTCATGCTCATATTCTTTCTCCAATCTCTTTAGCAGCCCATCCACGTCATACCGCCAATGGACACGCAGCCTTTTCGCTTTAACCTCTATCCCCTCTTGCTCTGCCCACTGCCAAGGGATACTTCTTCGGCTCTCGTTGTAACGGAACGACAGAACCTTGCTGGCAGGGATTGCAAAGGTGCGGTTGACTGTTCTGTAATTGACTATCACATGGGCGGTCTGACCGCTGTACCCCATTGCATCCACCATGTCAGTGATGTGCTTTTCCTTGCGGTACTTGCGCTTTGCTTTGTCGTACTTGCCGAATACCTTTTCCAGAGGGATAGAGGGCGTTTCAATGGTTTTCAGCTCGAACAGGTGGTTCATCGGGTATCGGTACACAAGGAAGTCGCAGATGTTATCAATGGAAAACGACAGGTTCTCGTTGCCGCCGTAGTAGGTGGCAGCACTGTCTTTCAATCTGTAGCACCACGCATCGGATGGGACGGATGCCTTGAAGTCTGCTTCAAATTGCTTGCCGGTGTTCATTCGTTGTCCTCGATTTTTTTGGCTTCTCTGATACGCAGCCGAGCAAGTTCGCTATTTGCATATCGCAGTTGCCAGCTACCAAACCAGCCTTTGTGAACAAGTTTTCCGGCGCAGTAAACAAACTCCTGCTTCATCAAGTCATCAAGCGAAATGATGTAACCGCCCGGCTTATACTTTCTTTTCACCCTTGTTCACCTCTAAATTCATGGAATATGAGTTGCCTTGTCAGCAGGCTTTTCCATTTCCTTCATAATCCGCTTGTGTTCTTCAGTAGTCATGTTGTTCGGAAAGAAACACCTGTCAACCATTTCAAACGGCTTAATATAATGGTCAAGAACATCTCGTGCTTCTTTTCGTGCCTTTTCAGCACACATCTCAATATATTCTTCTTCGGTCATGTTGTAATCGGTGACACAATCGACCACCGAAGAAAACCGACACAGCAAACCGTTAGGCTGTCTTGCAATAAAAGCTCCCATTTATCGTTCACCTCTAAATTCACTTCCGAGATACCGTTTCTTGCCACGTTCCAGGTGCTTGTCCTCATAGTTGTGGTGGTACACGCTCTGGCTGTGGTTCAACTCGTACACGAATGCCTTGCGTTCTTCAAAGTCTTTCTTCTCTGCCTTGTACTTTTCGCAAGTGTCGTGGCAAGCTGTGCAGCGTGATTTGCAGTTGAGACAACAGGTAATCATTCTTCGCCAAATCTCCTTTTTGTTACAGCTACGCAGAAGCTTTCGATTTCGCTTGCCCACCGTGCGGTTCCATCGCCGTATGCTCTTTGCCAGACCAGAGGGAAACCGCCCAAACCATCGAACAGACTGCCAAGTGTAGGCCTTTCTTTCAGGTAAGGACGCATCCTCTGCACCAGCCAAAACCATTGTGGCAAAGCGATTGAGTTGCCCAAAGCCTTGTACCGTGGGCTGTCAGCGTACTTGTGTTTCTTGCCCTTACTGTCTGTCCAATCACCAATGTCCGTCCATCCGTCCGGGTAGCCTTGCAGGCGTTCGCATTCAACAGGTGTTAGGCGGCGGACAATCCAGCGGATGGCTTTCTCTGCAACCAGGCACTCGCTACCGTTGCCAATGTTCCCTGCTTTCGCTTTCAAAGTTGAGCATTTTTTGCTTTCCTTGTAGTGACTGAAAGACTGTTCGTTAAAGGTCTTGCGTTCGATAGCAATAGCCGTGTAGTCTGTGATTCTGTTTTCGTGGTCGCCTGTTATGGTTGGACAAGTTCTGCCATCGCCGTTTTCACGAGCATCATAAACAACAGGCTGAAACAATGTCTGGTCTTGGAGTGTTGAAAGCGTTGCGCTTTTTTCGGTTTGTACCAGCGCACCTTTACCACCACCGGCGCATCCACTACGGATTTTCAGGGTGTAGGAATTGCCCCCCCTATCACGTCCATAAGAGCTTGCCTGAGAATGTCCGGGAGTGGCTTCCCACGCCGTGACGCTCTCGTCAGGATTCCCTGACACGCCCTTGCGCTCAAATAGTATTTCTGCGGCACGTTGACCTCCAAAATCTGCGACAAGAGCGATTCTCTTGCGACGTTGGGGTACTCCCCAGTATTGAGCGTCGAGCTGTCGCCATGCCAAAGACCATCCGTTTCCGGCGATTGCCCCGGCTTTGTTCCATCTTCCCCCCCTACCTGAAGGTCGAGGAATTGAAACGTCTGGTTGTTCCACGCGGGCAAGTTCTTCCAGCACGGCTCTGAAATCTTCTCCTCCGTTGGAACTGAATGCTCCTGGCACGTTTTCCCAAACAGCGAAAGTTGGATACATTCCATTGGTGGCTGTCCTCATTTCCTTAATGATTCTTGCGGCATCCAAAAACAACACGGAACGGTCGTCGTAAAATCCAAGCCTTTTCCCCGCCATAGACAAGCCCTGACAAGGACTGCCGAACGTGATGCAATCTACAGGCTCTATCTGGTCGCCGTGAATCTTTGTAATGTCGCCCAAGTGCTTCATCTTTCCAAACGCCCGTCCAGCCAGATAGCGCAGCTCTTATATAAGGTAGGCGGTCAATTTGCCTCTACAAATTCTCCGTTTTTGAGCGTGTACCATGTGTTGCATTTTATGGCAATTCCGTCAACTTTTGCCATTTTTGCCCACAGTAATTTGCCGTCATTGTTGTACTCGGTCAGTACAAGATAGCATCCAATCGCGCCGCGCGTTTTGCTGTTGACACCGTTTGCAACGGCAATGCTGTATTTGCCCGTAACCTCTGCCGAAGAGCGACTTCCAGACGCGGCACCCGTGGAGCAGTCGCCAGACGCGGCACCCGTGGAGCGGTAGCCAGACGCGGCACCCGTGGAGTAGTCGCCAGACGCGGCACCCGTG